CTGATGATGAGCATGAGCCTGAGCCTGCGGAGCCTGAGCCTGCGGAGCCTGCGGAGCCTGCGGAGCCTGAGCCTGCGGAGCCTGAGCCTGAGCCTGAGCCTGAGCCTGAGCCTGAGCCTGAGCCTGAGCCTGAGCCGCTCACAAAAGGTCGACCACATCCTGAGCCTGCACCCCTATAGGCTCAACCTCTCTCCCGCGAGGCCCGCCCGCATCAGGATCGCCCACAGGGTACGACTGAGCCCGCAGCCATGCCTCCAGGGCTTGGTGCAGGATCTCACGCTGAGAGATCCTGAGACGCTTCGAGATGCGCCTGAGCCTGCCCGCCAAGGGAGCCTCAAAATACGCGAGGACGGGCACCACGGCAGACTCCCGAGCAGGTCGCCCAGGCCGGCGGAGATCCGAAGCCTTGCTCACCGGTCCACCCCCTGCAGGTCGTAAAGGTTCGCCCATGCCCGGCCGCCGTCGCCGCCGCTTTCAAGCCAAAGGTCGAGCGCACCATGGACGGCATCGCGGAATCCGCCGTCCTTGGCATTGGCGGCCTTTTTGGCATCGGCATAGCACCGGCCGAGCACCTTGATCTCAGCCAGCGCCCGAAACGGTCGACACGTCTTGCAGGTCAAGGAGGAAGGTCGCCCCGCACCAGGTAGCCGGAGAGGCTCCCCGCAGCGGCTGCAGCCGCGCAAAGGGTCACCCCCCGACTGCAGCCAATGGGCCAAGGCTTTTTCAACCTCAAGGTCAGGTTTCACTTTTCTGCCGTCGCAGAAATGCAGGAACTTCGACCACAAGAGCGCAGGCAGTCTGACAGACGAATACTTTATTTGGTAGGAACTTAATCGGGCCATGCGAGAAAATGCCCCAATGCTTAAAAATTGCAATAGAAAACCCCCCAAAACACCAAATTTGGTTTTGGCTCAAGACTCCCGCACCAATGAAGAGAAAATTTCTAATTCTTTTATTACTTAATACTTTACTCCTCTAATTTTTTTTTCCTTGTGAACTAGAACAGTGACAAACCAATGAACCAAAAAACGCTGGATCCCTTGTAGCAGTAGGGCTGCAGCGTGGTTCGTTCCGTGGTTTTAGCTTGTTTTGCTTGAACCAACGAACCAAAAGTTGTTTCGATTTCGAAATAAGCAGAGAAGAGAATCGGCCGAAACGGCTCCATTTTTGGTTCGTTGGTTCAAGCTGTTTTCCTTGAGCCAAATGCTCGAACCAAACGCTTTTCGACCACCTCGCCTTTGCTCACTCGGGGGGTCACACCTGGTCGGGGGGCGCAAAAATCGGGGAGATAACCAAAAGCGTGACAAGCTGAAAAGCCCCAGCCTCGGCCCGGTCTAACAGAAAACGCAACTGGAAATTAAACCGCTTTTTACCCCATGACACTAGGAGAAACGAAAAAAGACGAAAAAAGAATTTGCGTCCGTTTCGACCTGTGGCATACTCTCTTCACATGACCGACACACCCCACAGCCCCATGAGCACCTCGACCACTGCCCGCGTCACCCGCGACATCCCCGTCCGCTACACTGAGCGTCCCGAAGTCGGTCGCGACTTCCTGACGCTCGATGTCCCCAACGGATGGGACGACGTCCGCCACCTGTGCAAGCGGGTGCTCGAGTACCAGGGCCGGCGGTTCACGTTCACCGGCTGGAACAGCGACAGTCTGGAGTGCTTTTTCGCCGCACCCCATGGCGGTTCACAGCCGGTCGCCAAGATCATCTGATCCCCCATCACCCATACACCCACACCATGAACACCCCTTCTGTCACCTTCAGCCCCCGCCCCCGCCGCGATGGCAAGTTTCAAGTCACCCTGACCTTCCCCGGCGCGGCCAACGCCTTCGGCGGACACTACCCGGCCAAGGTGTTTCGCAAGCTGTACACCCTCGACAAGCTGGTCGAGCAGATCGCCCGCTACGGCACCACCGAGCAGCGCAGCTGGGCCGCGCAGATCACCAAAGCCTGAGACCACACACCCCACACCACCATGAAGCACGAAGACATCGTCACCGCCCTCTACGCCATCACCACCACCATGCGCTCGACTCAAGAGCACATGGAACGCTGCCGGGCCAAGGCCATCCCTGGCAACCTCTGCGCCGACCTCGCCGACCAGTGGCAGCGCGAGCTGGAGGCACTCCAGTGCGCCCGCCGCGCTCTGCTCTCCCTCCCTGCCCTCTCCGCCTGATCCCCACACACCCCACACACCCACACCCCATGAACACCACCATCCTCCCCCTCGCCGCCACCCAGACCCGCGCCCATGAGCGCCTGTCCGACCGCTATGGCTTCGCCCCCACCTCTGAGATCATCTCCGCCATGGAGTCCCAGGACTGGGTCGTCACCGCAGCCTCCTCCGCCCGAGTCCGCGACCCCGGCCGCGACGGTTACCAGCGCCACCTCCTCCGGTTCGCCCACCGCAGTCAGCTCGAGACCTCCAAGCTCGAGCGCATCGAGACCGTCCTGATCAACAGTCACGACGGCACCTCCAGCCTCCAGCTCGGTGCCGGCGTGTTCCGGTTCGCCTGCGCCAACGGCATCGTCATCGCCGACAGCACCGTCGCCGGCATCCGCCTCGGTCACCACCGTCTGACCATGGACAAGGTCCTGTCCTCCGCCGAGACCATCCTCGGTCAGGCCGAGCGGGTCACCGAGGTGATCGGCACCTGGCGCGACACCCCCGTCAGTGCCGAGGACGCTTTGCACCTCGCCGAGCAGGGGATCGTGCTGCGCTGGGGCAGCGTCAACGACGCCCCCATCACTCCCCACGACGTTCTGACCGTGCGACGTGCTGCCGACGCCGGCAACGACCTCTGGACGGTCTTCAACCGCACCCAGGAGTCGATCCTGCGCGGCGAGCTGTCCGCCACCCGCTACCGCTCCAACGGTCGCCGCTACCGCGCCCCGGCCGGTGTCCGCTCCCTCACCGAGACGGTGAGGCTCAACAAGGGCCTTTGGGAGGTCGCCTCCCAGATCGCCCTGCAAGCCTGAGACCCTGGGGGGTGCTCCATCGGCACCCCCCAACACCCCAACACACCCCACACCCACACCAGATGAATACCCTACTCATCCAAGAAGACCGGATGTCCGACAAAACCCTGCTCCATTATATCGTCGAATCATGTGACGGCAAATCTGACGTTGCCGAGGGCACCGAAACCCTCTGTGACGAGGGCAACGCGGAAATCCGCAGCCAAATGACCAGTGCCGCTGTTGCGCGACTGGAGTCGGTATATGCGTGCAAGCTGGAATCTATTTTCCCTGCTCAGGGGTTGCAGTTACCAGATTCCGTTTCGCTTGGCAATTACCGTGATGCAATCGCAAGCAACGCCTGAGACCCCACACCCCACACACCATGACCCTCACCAACCACCGAGCCACGATCACCCAGATCGAACACCCGCACCCAGGCGCAGTCACCCTCGTGAAACTTAACCTCCCCAGCGACCGCCACACCGATGAGTTCGACCTGCGCCCCCTGGGCGACGTCGGAGCCACCGGAGCCACCGGAGGCACCGACCGGACCGGCTGGGTCGCCCTGCATGGCGACTGCCTGCTCAAGGTCGGCGACACCCTGACCTTGAAAGCCTGAGACCACCAACACCCCACACACCCCAACACCCCATCTCCCGGCACCACACCCTGCTCAACGCAGTGCGGGCCAAGCGCAAACACGCCCGCGACATCCGCCGCCGCAACGGCCCCAACTCGTACGTCACCTACGCCATCACCGACGACGATGAAAAGGTGAACTATTACGACCTTCTGGCCGCCGAGCACGCGCTTGACATGGAACGCCGCTAACCTACCATCCGCCCCACAATCCACACCCCACAGCACACAACCCACTATGAAAATTCACATCACCGCCCGCCACACCTTCGCCCCTGCGGCCGACGACCTCACCACGCCGGCCGACTGCTTCGATTTCGCCGACTTCCTCGCCCGCAGCGGAGGCACCGCCGACCTCGGGCCATTCCAAGCGGAGGCCGTGCTTTTGCGCTTGCTGCGCCGAGTCCGCGAGGGGGTTCTCCCCGCCGACTGTCTGGACATTCTCGCCGAGGACCCCTCCACCGGCGAGCTTGTGCCCATGCCTGTGTCGCCCGACGGCGACTTTTCCCGCCCGTTTCCCGGCGGGTTCTACGAATGGCGATCCGCCGAACTCTTTTGATAGCTACCCCACAACCCACACCCCACAGCACATGGACCCCAACTACACCCCCGACCCCCGCGACTGGTTCACCCTCTTCGTCCCACTCTGGGCCATTGTGGCCCTGTTCCTGGGCTTCCTCACCTGCCAAGCCCTGACTTCAATCTTCGCCAACTGACCCCAACACCACCCACCACCATGACCACACCCAAGAAGACCGCCAACTCAGCCAAAATGCAGGCCACCAAGCGCACCTACCGGCCGAAAGACCGGATCACTGACAACACCGAAGCATGGCGGCAAGCCATGGTCGAGAAGGAGACCAACGACGAAGCCCGCCCGGCGGATTACGACCTCGGCCCCCTCAAGCTCGACGAATTCCGAGCCTTCCGCCGGCTTGCCATCGCTGCCCTTGCCCTGGCCAGCGCCCTGATCCTCTACGCCATCCTCAACGCCCGCCTGTAATCCCATGCCCCCTCCATCCGACGATCTCATCGAGATGCGCGACCAGGTCGCCGACATCCTCCTCCAGTCCGAACTGCCGCCCATGCGCCGGCTGGCCATGATCCACGCCCTGTTCGACGTGCCCCGGCCCAAGCGTGGGCGCAAGCCCCTGGGCGGGGAAGCCTGTCGGCTCAACTTCAACACCGAGTACCAGAAGGCCCGCCGGACCCGCCTGCACGACCTCAAGCGGTGCAACGCCTGCGGTCAGCCCAACGACCGGCACCCCAAGACCCGCTGCCAAGCCTGCGCCGACAAGTACAGCAAGCCCGCCAAGCGCGCGGCCATGAACAAAAGCATCGAAGCCTGAGACCACAACTCACACCACCATGACCCTACAACTGCCACCCGACACACAGAAGCTCATCGACCGGCTTGACTTCCAGGCCAGCCGGCTAGAGTTGGAGCACACCGCCCGCAAGGACATCGACCCATCAACGCCCACAGCCCGAGCCGCCTGGCTCAAGGGCCAGCAGGCCGAGAAGGAAGCCCGAGTCCTGCGGCAATACATCCAACAACTCATCACCAAACACCATGCACAACGCCACTACGCTTGAAAGAACCCCGCCCGACTGGCTCAACCGCACCCGCCAGCGCACCCGAGCCGCCCGCGTCGCTGCCGGCCTCTGCATGATCTGCGGAGGCTCGATGAAGGGCTGCAAGCCCAAGCACATCCGCTGCTTCAAGTGCCGCATGGCCCGCAGCATCGAGTACTACGCCAACAAGAACTGACACCACCATGAGCACACACACCAACGAAAACGACCCGGCGTTTCCGGCTACCGCGCGGCTTGTGCGGCATGACCCCGCACAGGGCATCCTCGCAACAGAGCGTCTTGCAGAAGGGGGACTCACCGCCCGCGAGCACGCCGCAATCCACCTGCGCATCCCCGTGTCGGGCAATGAATGGCTCGACGCCATGATTACCGAGGCCCGGCGATGGGATGCGGCGCAGGCTGCTCTTGCTTGGCTTCCACACACGGGATGCGGGGCGGACCTGCACAACGATGACGCGGCAGAAGCGGTTTTCCAGCTAGCCAACGCCCTCACCCGCCAGATGAAAGGAGGTGCGCGATGAACACCTGCCCCGACTGCAAAAATGATCTGGTCTGCCACGACCAAGGCGAGTGCCTGCGCCCGACGCCGGAGACGGATGAGCAGGAGCTGCATGAGCCGTATCTTGTCAACGAGTTGCCGTTCTGCGTTGTCCGCATCGACTTTGCCCGCAACCTCGAACGCCAGCGCGACGAGAACCGCGAACATCTGTCATCCCTTGTTTGCTGCATACTGAAACGAGGTGGCAAAGGCGTTTTTGATATAACGGCCATGGACAGATTGCAAGAGTTGCAAAATGCAGAATCAGAACTGCATGAGTGCCGCGAACTGCTGGCCTCCGAGAAGTCCACACGCAACGCCATTATCGCCAAGGGCATCGAGCTTGAGCACCAGCTTGCCGAGGCCCGCGAAGCCTTCGTCATCGCCACCGACCAGTTGGTTCAGGCGCAAGGCGAACTGCGGCAGGTGCGCGAGGAACTTCAACGACTGAGAAAGGAACTGGAATGACCGACGAACGAATCAACGTCCGGGTAGCCAAGATTCTTGGACTCCCTATTGTCTCCGATGGAATCACCCACTGTCTAACTCCCTGCGACATGGGCGGCAAGTACAACCAAGACGGGCCTCTCTTGAAGAAGGTCCCCAACTACGCCGACGACCTCAACGCCTGCCATGAGTTTGCGGCTTGGCTTAACCTAGAACAGCAAATCAAATTTGCCGAAGAACTTCAGTGCATTATTTTGGAAAACCCCTATCGCGCGTGGTGGGATGCAACGGTCATGGAGGTCTTTCAAATTGCAGATGCAACCGCCCGCCAACGCTGCGAAGCCTTCCTGCGCGTTCACAACCAATGGGAGGAAACCAAATGAACACACCAGCACCAGACTACGGCGAGCCGTGGGCTTTAGACCCGGCTGACGGTTTTTGGAATAAGGTTGCCGATAAGGACGGGAAAACTGTTGCTGGCTTAGCGGCAACGCGCCGCGCCATTGCCTGCGTCAACGCCTGCGCCGGCATGGCCGACCCCGCTGCCGAGATTGCCAGCCTGAACGACACCCTAGAAAGCGCAATCGAACTCATTCGCCGTGTCTCGACAGGTCCGGCGACTCCTAACGACGCTTGGGAATGGCTGAAACAACACAACCTCGACAAGTATGAGCACATCAAACGCTGACACACCACCACCCCCCGGAAGTCCCGAGGCCGTCAAACTCGGCTGCACCTGCCCTGTCAGCGACAACGCCCACGGCAAAGGATACATGGGAGTCCCCAGCATCTATGTTTACTCTGGCGACTGCCCGCTCCACCGCATCGAACCCGAACCCCGCTACATCGACGACGGCTTTGGGACCGAGTGGAAGCTCTGCGACAAGCCCAACTGTCAACTAGCAGTTGTCCGTCCGGGCAAGGCTGAATGCCAGCTGTGCGACCAGTGGACCGCTCAAGATGAACTTGACCGCAGCAAACATCGTGCTGGAATACTCTAACCATGAAAGACAAGTGCTACAACAAAGTCAAAGCGTCCTATGACGTGTTCCCCTCCGCCCGTGCTTCCCAGGCCATTGCCAAATGCCGCAAGGCGGAAGGCAACGTCCGCAAAGGTGAAGCCGGGTCCAACCTTAAACGTTGGGAGCAGGAGAAGTGGGTCGATCAAAAAACCGGCAAGCCCTGCGGGGCCGGTGGCAAGAACGAATACTGCCGCCCCACGCAACGAGTCTCCAGCGCAACCCCCAAGACCGCCGGCGAGATGAGCAAGTCCGAGAAGAAATCCAAGATCGCCGAGAAAGCCAAAGTCGGCATGGGCAACCGAGTCAAACCGACAAAGTAGCCCTTGACTACAAACAATCTCCCCACCAAACTGCAAACCACCATGCCTCCTACATTCGAATCAAACTCACAAGATCGATACAAGGTCGAGCGCGACCTGGAACAACAGATCCACTTCGCCTACCGCAACCTCGTCAACCGCATCGAAGGGCTGGCCGACGAACTGGCCGACGCAGTCGTGCTCGCTGTCTCCAATGGCGAGCCTGCCATGGCTAGACTTCTGGCACCCTTCGCCGAGCAGTTGAAGGACTGCCATGGCAAGAACATCAAGCTGAAGACCAAGATGGAGGCGGCGGGCCTCGGCCAGTAACCGATGCCAGTCCCCCACGCCAAGATCGAGAAGTGGCTCAATCACCCAGACACCCTGCGTCTGGTCTATGCGTTGAGCCAGCAGCCCAACGACGGCAGCCCAGCCCGCTGCCTTGCAGAACTGCGCCTGCTCCGCCACGGAGCACCCGTGCTTGCCATCCCGAAGGGGATGGTGCCGCTGGCCAAGGATCGTGAACGTGCCCTGCTTTGGATCGTCAACCTCGTCAACACCGCCCTCGAACAACAGCTACAACAAAACATCAGCCCACAAGACCATGAACTTATTCTCCCGCCTGTTCCGCAAACGCCCGAAGCCTAGAATCGTCGCGGCCTACTACGTCGGCAAAGAGCACAGCTTCGTCTTCATGGAGGAGCCAGCCACGATGGCCGTGATGAAGGTGCTTGAGCTTGACTACCCGTCCGAGCTTGGCATCATGGAGGTTGCTCGAAAATGGGCAACGCTCAGAGGCTACTCCGTCACATTTCGCAAACTCAACAGGGAATAAAAACACATGCGCTACTTCTACGGAGAGGGTTCCGACCTCGGAACCTGCAAGGCGACGACGGCTCGAAACTTCCGAGAACTGGTCGAACGCTACCTGAGCGTCCCTGTCCTCATCAATCGCACGCACGACGAGTTCCTCTCGCTGACGAAGCGTGAACGAGACCAACTCAAGAAGACCAACTACCTCGTCCCCTGCACCTTCACCAGCTCACCCAGCCCCCGGCAGCACCAGTTCGCCAAGGTCTGCAACTTGCTCTGCCTTGACGTGGACGACTCCGACGAGGCGCGGAGCCTGATTCACAACCCCGGCCAGATCGAGCGTGCCCTGCTGCCGTGGTCGTTCGCCGTCTACACGACAGCCAGCCACACCCGGCAAGCCCCCCGCCTCCGCATCATGGTAGACGCCGATGCGATCCCGCCTCAACGCTACCCCGATGCCCTGGCGACCCTTGCCGACCGCCTTGGCGTGACAGCCAACAAGGAGAGCAAGGTGGCAGTGCAGCCGATGTACCTGCCCATCTGCTTCCTCGATCAGGACGTTGAGAACGACCACCCGCTGATCCTCGACAACCGCGAGGGCACGGCGTTCCAGGAGCACAACATCACCGTCACTGCCAGTTCGTCGGGCACGACCCAGTCCCGCCAGCGCGAGGGCACCATTGACGACCTCGACTTCCTCCGGCCCCCGGTCGAGGAGGTGAACCTCGACGTGGCAGCTGAGGCGCTCGACCACCTCGACCCTGATTGCAGCTACCACATCTGGCTGGAGGTCGCAGCGGCCCTGAAGCACCAGTTCCCATCCGGTCAGGAGCAGGAGGCGCTTGACCTGTTCGACCAGTGGTCGAGCAAGGGGACGAAGTACGAAGGTCGCGAGGCTTGCGAAGCCAAGTGGCGCAGCCTCAAGTCCAGCCCGCTCGGACGCGCGCCCGTGACCATTCGCACCCTGCTTCACCACGCCGGCGTCGCCGGGTGGTCGAACCAGAAGGTCAAGGAGGACAGCTTCGCCAAGACCCGCGACTGGTTCGAGACCGCAACGAGCTTCAGCGAGTTGTCGTCGATGGGATCGAAGCTGATCGCCGCCACCCTGATGATCGGTCAGGCCGAGGAGGACGCCCTGATCCAGCGGCTCGTCAACACGGCCCGCAACAAGTTCGGTGAGCGTCTGACTGCCTCCTCGGTGCGCAAGGACGTGGCCAAGCACAAGGCCAAGATCCAGCGCAACAAGGAGGAGGCGACCAAGAAGCTGCCGCCATGGGTGAAGGGCTTGGTGTTCATCGCCAGCGTGAACAAGATCATGCGCCACAGCACGGGTGAGATCTATGACATCGAGGCGTTCAACAACATGTACAGCCGCAAGCTGCTGCCCGACCCCGACACGGTGGAAGACCCGGCACGGGCCAACGAGCCGACAACCAAGCCTCACCACTACGTGCTCAATGAGGCCAAGATTCCCGCCGTCTATGCCACGGACTACAACCCGGCGCAGCCCAACGAGATTTTCTTCACCGAGGACAACCGTGTCTACCTCAACACCTACGTCCGCAGCCATCCGGCACCCAAGGCCGACGAGACGGGCGAAGTCGAGCGCGTGTTCCTGAAGCATATGGAGAACTTGATCGCCGAGCCGGACTACCGCCGCACGGTGATCGACTTCTTGGCGTTCCTTGTGCAGAATCCTGGGCGCAAGATTCGCTGGGCCGTGCTCTTGCAAGGTGCCCAAGGGTGCGGCAAGACGGCGCTGGCCGAGGTCATGCGTGCCGTGCTCGGCGGTGCCCACGTCAAGACCGTGGACAGCAACGCCCTGCACAGTCAGTGGAACGACTGGTCGGTCGGCCACCAGCTTGTCACCCTTGAGGAGATCCGGGTCGCCGGGACGAACAGGCACGAGGTGATGAACGTCCTGAAGCCGCTCATCTCCAACGCCCGCATCTCAGTCAACCAGAGGTTCCAAGACAACCGCGAACTGCCCAATCGCACCAACTACCTGCTCTTCACCAACCACCACGACAGCCTTGCCATCACGGATGACGACAGGCGCTACTTCGTCCTGAAGAGCCGCCTCCAGACGCGCGAGCAAGTCGTCGCCCTCGGTCGGGGCTACTTCGAGAAGCTCTTTGAGATCATCCACGACCGGGCCGCAGAACTGCGGCACTTCTTCGAGAACTGGCAGGTGTCCGAGGACTTCCCCGCCGACAGCCACGCTCCGATGACGACGTATCTCGCAGACCTTGTGGAGACCAGCGTGAACGACACGCACCAGATCGTGCGGCAGATCATCAAGGAAGGCGAGACTCCGCTGGTCAAGCCGGATCTCGTCAGCATCCAGAAGCTGCGTGAATGCGTGATCCTCGCCGGCGGCAAGGACAGCTCGATGCAGTATCTCGGCAACCTGCTACGCGAGGAAGGCTTCGTGAAGGATCGCCGAGTGATGGTCGACGGCGACCGCCACAACATGTGGACCCACGTCACCCGCTGGGACAAGCACAAAGGCGTCGGCCGCACCGTCGAGGCCCGGCTCCTGGGCAAGCCCGAGGACGACGAGGAGGAAATTGATCTGCTCTGAAAACTTTCTCTTGACGAAAGAGACAACCCAACCCACCCTAAACCACACCCCATGAAAATCGAAATCGACATCCCACAACTGACCGAACTGAACCGCAAGCTGGAGCAACTCATCGACACGCTCAACGACGTGGCCGTGATGCAGATCAACCAGTGCCGCAAGCCGGTGACCGAGGCCGCTGAAGCCGTTGAACCCGAAGCCCAGGTGGTCGAACCGGCTGGTGCCAAGCGCGGTCGCAAGAAGCGCGAGACCGCTCCTGAGCCGGAGATCATCACCTACGGTGAAGCCGAGGTGCAGGCCGCTGCCGCTCTTGTTACCGAGCAGGAACAGCAGGCCCCGGTTGCCGCCGAAGAACCCGCTCTTGTTACCGAGCAGGAACAGCCGGCCCCGGTTGCCGCTGAAGAACCCGCTCCTGTTCCCGCTGAGGAAGAGACGCCGTCCCTTCCCGGCTTCGACCTCGACTACCTCCGCACCCGAGTCACCCCTGCCATCGCCAGCGCCAACAAGCTGCCGGAGGCAAAGCAGTGGCTCGCTGACCACGGTGCGCCGACCCTGAAGGATCTCGACGCGCAGCACTACGCCGCGTTCCACAAGTTCGCCTGCGAGCTGTGCGGCGTGGACAACCTGTGAACCCTTTGAGCGTCGTGGCATTGCGTCGAGGCTGAGTCCTTGGTTAGTCTTATCGCCCGCCTCGTAAGCGCATAAAAGCGAGGCCGCTCATTCCCTCAAACCCAACATCCCACACCCCATGGAATCCATGACCACAACCGAGATCATCGACCGCATCAACGAGATTGAGGCCGTCCAAGGCAAGCACCTGCCGGTGCGCGTTGAGTGCAGCAGTGAGGGTGGCCGTCAGGCCGTCGTCGATGTCAAGTATCGTTCCAGCTCGAACCTTGGCACCAACATGCCTTACATCGCCCTCATCTGCCGCTGACCTACGACCATGAACACGCCTCCCCTATTCACCGAGTTCCCCAAGATGGCGCGCCTTTCCCGCGAATGCATCATCACGGAAAAGATCGACGGCACCAACGCCCAAATCTACATCACCGATGACGGCGACCTGTTCACTGGCTCCCGCACACGCTGGATCACTCCTGAGAGCGACAACTTCGGCTTCGCCCGTTGGGCGCAGGAACACCGTGAGGAGCTGATGCTTCTCGGCCCCGGTCGCCACTTCGGCGAATGGTGGGGCAAAGGCATCCAGCGTGGTTACGGCGTCCCTGACAAGCGCCTGAGCCTCTTCAACGTCACCCGTTGGTGCCTGCATGGCACTGAGCCGCAGATCATCCCGAGTTCTGACCCCCGCATCGTGAAGCACCAAGAAGTGCTGCCCCCTTGCGTTGGGCTCGTCCCGGTCATGCGGAAAGGCAGCTTTACGACTTCGATGGTTGATTCCGCCATCTATGAGCTTGAGCAGCGCGGAAGCCTAGCCGCTCCCGGTTTCATGGACCCCGAAGGCATCGTGGTCTTTCACACCGCTGGCAACGTCGGGTTCAAGAAGACGATCCACAAGGACGAAGTGCCTAAGTCCCTCGCATGAACAAGCCCCCACGCCTCGACCTTGGCGCATCCAGCGCATCGCGATGGACCGTCTGCACGGCCAGCCCGCAGTTCATCCTGGAGAACCATCACAGGATTCCAGAGAACCGCGACACGGCCTACTCGCTGGAGGGCACGCTCGCTCATGCGGTGTGCGAGGCTCTTCTGACCGGAAAACCAGCTCCCCTCGGAGCTACCGCCGAGATGGAGCGCCATGCACAAGGCTACCGCGACTTCTGCCGCAGTCTCTCCGCCCCCGGTGCCGCCGAGTTCGTGGAGACCAAGGTGCCCCTGTGGTACTACCCCGGCCGCAACGCCATCGTGGACTACGCCAGCGTCACCACCGACCAAGTCACCATCATCGACTACAAGTACGGTGCCGGCGTGCCGGTGGACAGCTTCGAGAACAAGCAAATGGCCATCTACGCCCGCTGCTTCATCGAGACGGTGGTGCTCGGCCTCGGCACGCATGACATCACCGATGACACCAAGATCGTCATGGCGATCTATCAGCCCCGCTGCCACCGCGACGAGCCTGACGAGCCTTGGGTGATGACGTGGGGGGAGTTGCGGGGGTGGACTATAGAGGAGATCACATCCGTTGCCGACGGCATCAGGAACCCATCCCCCTCATGGTTTGATGTCAAGTTCGCCCCCTCCGACAAGACCTGCCAGTTCTGCCCCGCTGCCGGCTTCTGCACCGCCCGTGCCCAGCACCTCCTCGGAGACCTCGCTCCGCTGGATATGGTGCTCACCCAGCCAGCGTCCGTTATGGCAGACCCTAACGTCGTCACCGTTGGCCTTGCGCCCCCCGACGCTCTCGACGAGACTCACCTACTCGCTGCGCTCGCCGTAGCGAAGTCAGTCGGCAAGTGGCTCGACTCCATCGAAGCTTACGCCCAGAAGCTCGCTGCCGACGGTCGCCCACTGCCGGGCTGGAAGCTCGTTGAAGGCCGTGGCTCTCGCCAGTGGGTTGACGAAGATGCCGTAGCCAAGTTCCTCAAGCCCAAGCTCAAGGAAAATACTTTCGAGAAGAAGCTCGTTTCGGTTGCACAAGCCGAGAAGCTGCTCAAGCATGAACCCCTTTCCCCGCGCTTCAAGAACAAGCTGGAGAGCCTGATCGTCCGTCGTGAAGGCAAGCCCACGCTCGTCCCTGAGAGCGACAAGCGGCCGTCTCTGATGGCAGCCGCCAATGACTTTCAGCAACTCACAGACGATCTGTGAACCTGAATACGCAACGAAACCCAGAACCCGTAGAAACCGTAGAAGACCATGATCATCAAACTCGAAAACGTCCGTCTGTCCTTCCCCGCCCTGTTCAAAGCCAAGGCCGGCCCTGATGGTGGTGAGCCGAAGTTCGGCGCATCCTTCCTGCTGGACAAGACCAAGCACGCGGCCAAGATCAAAGAGATCGAGGCTGCGATTGAGAAGCTCCACCGCGAGGAACTCAAGGGCAAGCACATGAAGGGCACCTGTCTCCACGACGGCAGCGAGAAGCCCGACACCGACGGCTACGGCCCCGGCATCAAGTACGTCAGCGCATCCAGCAAGAAGCGCATCCCCATCGTGGACCGCGACCCGTCCGTGGCCTTGGCCGAAGAGGACGGCAAACCTTACGCTGGCTGCTACGTCAACGCGAGCATCCGCTTGTGGGCGCAGGACAACCAGTTTGGGAAGCGTGTCAACGCCGAGCTTCGTGCCGTGCAGTTCGCCAAGGACGGTGAGTCCTTCGGTGCTGCCCCGGTCGATGCTGAGGCCGAGTTCGCCACCCTGACTGACGAGCTGTAACCCCACCACGCCGCGTCGCCTTCACGGGCGGCGCGGCACTCACTTTGCCTGCCGTGTCTGTGCCGACCGACTCCATGTGCGTAAGCTGCTAGGCATGGAGACAGCGCAAGAGGGCACACAACCTTATCCATGGGAAAAGGACTCTTGCGGCGGCAGGCAACCATTTCCGTGACGCCACGAAAAAGGTGATACACTTCCCAACAACGATACAATGCCCGACTGTATCCTCACCGACCTAGAAGCCCTGCGCGAGTCATTCGCCAAGGAGGCACGCATCTACGCCAAGCAGGGCGCAGTGCCAGACGGCGCACGCCCGCACCAGATTACACCGTGGCAGCTTGCCTGCGGCTACATGGCTGGCGACTACCGCATCGCGGCGCACGAGGTGAATAAGATTTTGAAGAAGCACAGAAAGAACGCATAAGCTCTGCCACAGGCGGGGCGCAAAAAGCTATGAAAACACCCCAAAACTCTACCGCCCCGACTGTTGGGCAGAAGCGCCTTGTTCGGCGATTCGTGCGTTGGTTCGCTTTCCTATGCGGGGAATGGGAATGGTATCGCCGTCTCCACGGAGGGAAGTGGATGCGGACACATCTGGATCACCCCGTCTGCTCAACCCTGTGGCTCCCGGTGCCGGACTCGGCAACGCCCGACTACCGAGAACCACTCTGGAGAGGCACGCCAGACTTCGTGGATTATTCGCCGAACAGTCAAACTCAGCCGCGCATCGCGGCGCATGAGGTGAACAAGGTCATCAAGAAGCATAGACCGAAAGTATGAACTCGAACAAATGCAAACAGCTCTTCAAGGAAGAATGGGAGTTCCACACGCGCCATCCGGAGATGCTGTTTGTGTGGCTGACCTATCTCGTTTCCGTCATTTACGCCTTCACTCGATGAAACCCGTCACCAGCCTCTACCGCTGCAAGCACTGCGGCAAAGTTGTCGAACGAGAAGGCACGAAGCAGTGGCGCAAGAGCTTCTGCGAGAAGACTGGCAAGAATGCGCGAATCACCAAAGTCAAACCATGACAGCAACCCTGACATTCCAACTCCCCGAAGAACAAGAGCTTCTCCAAGTCGCCGTGGACGGTGGCAAGTGGAAGGCGACTGCCCAAGAGATGGACCAGTGGCTCCGTGGCAAAGTGAAGCACGGTGAAGGCGACGTGAGCGACTACGACGAGGCCCGTCGCATGTTGCACGAGCTTTTGGTTGGCAACGGACTGAGCATTTACGATTGAACGATATGGCTTTTCACATCGACTACGAGACCTACAGCACCGCCGACTTGCCATCAGTCGGCTCCTGGCGCTACGCCTTCGACCCGAGCACAGAGATCCTGTGCATGGCCATCGCCCACGGGGACGACGAACCCGCGCTGTGGCTGCCAGCACCCTATCGCCCCACCGACTACGACCCCGCCCCTGCGGATTCGCTGCTCAACCGCCTCGTCAACAGCGATGAGCCAGTCTACGCCCACAACGTCGGCTTCGAATTCCCCATAACCGAGGCGCTCTGGGAGAAGACCACCGGCCTTTCACCCATCGCCGTCCACCGTTGGCGCTGCACCGCCGCGATGGCCCGCAAGGCTGCGCTGCCGCACTCATTGGCCAAGTGCGCGGCCAAACTGGGACTCGCGCAACAGAAGGACTCCAAAGGTTCGGCCCTGATTCGCAAGTTCTCGATGCCACAGAAGGACGGGCGTCGCATCAAGCCCAAGGACGACCCCGAGGCGTTCAAAGTTTTTTGCGAGTACTGTGTCCAGGATGTGCGCGTGGAGCAGGAGATTCATCAGAAGCTCAAGGCGTTCGAGCTGACCGGCTTCCAACTGGAGGTCTTTCAGGCTGACCTGCTGATGAACCAGCGCGGCATCCCCATCAACCTCGACGCCGTGCGCAACGCCAAGAAGATCGTGGACGAGGCCAGCACCGAGGCTGTGACTGAGTTCAAGGCGTTGACCGGCCTCGACCCAACGCAGGTCATCGCGTTCCGCGAGTGGCTGGCGCAACGGGGCGTGGACGTGCCTGACCTGCGCGCCGAGACGATTGACGAGCTGCTGGACTCCGATGAGCTTGAGGCCGATGGTGACGCCGGCCGGGCGCTGGAATTGCGCAGGCGCGTGAGCTTTGCTGCCACCAAGAAGCTCGACGCCTTCGAGGCGTACGCCGGGCCGCATGACAACAAGGTGCGAGGCATCCTCATGTTCTACGGGGCCATTCGCACAGGGCGCTGGTCCAGCTCTGGCCCCCAGGTGCAAAATGCCAAGAAGCCGAAAAAGGCGTTGAAGAAATTCACCGACGCTATCTACTCAGACATCAAGAGAGGTGCGACTGCTGGTGAGTTGCAGCTTGTGTATGGCAATCCCATTGAATGCGTGGCATCCTGCATCCGAAACTTCGTTGACGATGGCAAACCGATGCTCAATGCAGACTACTCCGCCATCGAGGCGCGAGTGCTGGCATGGCTGGCGGGGGAGCAGTGGCGCATCGAGGTATTCAAGACTCACGGCATGATCTATGAGGCGTCCATTGCTCAGATGCTCGGCATCGCGATTGACAAGGTGGACGAGGATCTGCGGCAGAAAGGTAAATTAGTCGAATTGTCATGTGGATTTGGGGGGTCAATTGGGGCGCTTATGAAGATGGGCGCTGACAAACTTGGGCTGCCGAAAGAGGCAATGCAGGATCTTATTGACAAGTGGCGAGCAGCTAACCCGAGTATTAAATCCTTCTGGAGCAAATGTGAGTTTGCTGCACGATCCGCTATCGCCAATCCCGGTCAGAAGTACGGGGTCAATGGTAAGGCACAATTCTTCTGCGCCCGCACAGCAGGTCTCAACTACCTCTTCGTGAGGCTTCCGAGTGGTCGCTGCCTAGCGTACCCGGAACCTAAGGTAGAGAGTGTAATGGCGAGTTGGGGAGAGCCGACTGAGGCCATTACATTCTTCGGCCAGTTCCGAGGGAAGCAGGCATGGGGCCGAGTCCATACCTACGGCGCGGATATTGCTCAATCCATTACGCAGGGATCGTCTGTTGACATCATGGCTAGTGGTCTTGTTCAATGCCAGCGTGCTAGATATGAGATCAATGCGCTAGTTCATGATGAAGCTCTAGCGTATCTGAAGGATGGCCAGGACATTGAAACCTTTTGCAATCTGCTGACGGCTTTGCCAGAGTGGGCTGAGGGCCTCCCCCTTGAAGCAAAAGGATGTGTGATCCCATACTACAGAAAGTGACCCCCATGCGTGAGTCCACCATCGAACGCAACGTCTGCACCTACGCCAAGTCCCTCGGCTTCCTGGTGTACAAGTTCACCTCCCCCGCGCACCGGGCCGTGCCAGATCGCATCTTCATCAACCCCAACGGCGTGACCGGCTACATCGAGTTCAAGGCACCGGGCAAGCGCCCGACGCCGCTCCAGATGCACGAGATAAATGCCATGCGTATCCAAGGCTGCTTCGCCGAGTGGTGCGACTCGGTGGAGGAGGGCAAGAGGCTGGTTGACGAGCTGGCCGAGCGAACCTAAAATCCCGTCATGTCCACTTCCGAACGCATCAAAAACATCTTGGAGAAGCACGCTCTCAAAGGTGTGAACCAGCCCAAGCGCACGCCGAGTCATCCGACCAAGAGTCATGTGGTTCTGGCAAAAGAAGGCTCTGATGTGAAGTTGATTCGATTCGGGCAGCAGAACGTCTCCGGCTCTCCACCCCGCAAGGGAGAGAGCGAAGCCGACAAGAATCGCCGGGCCTCCTTCTTCGCCCGTCACCGCAAGAACATTGAGAAAGGCAAGATGTTTCCAGGATTCTGGGCTGCAAAAGCAAAGTGGTGAAACAGTTTGACAGAGTCAAGTGGTTGATGTAAGTAAACACTATGGACCTTACAGGACAAATTTTTCACAACTTGACCGTCATTCGGAAACACCCAATCGCAGGTCACAACTCAAAATGGGAATGCCTTTGCAAGTTATGTGGATCAACCACAGTAGTCACTCGACCCAACTTGCGGTCAGGGAACACCAAAGACTGCGGGTGTATGAAGTCTGACAAACTCAGGCAAGCCAATACCTCTCATGGGGATAGCCACTCCAAGGGTACTATTGGGCACGAGATCTATAAGAAGTGGCTACAAATGCACGCTCGTTGTCGAGACGTTGACAAGCCGTATCTACGAAAAGGAATCAAAGTGTGCGAGGAATGGAACGACTATGAAAACTTCAAGGTTTGGGTCTTATCAAAAGGGTTTGACCCAAATCTAGAACTGGACCGAATTGACAACACCAAGGGGTATGCACCAAACAACTGCCGATGGGTTACACATGCGGAAAACTGCCGAAATAAAGATCACCCTCTTTCTAAACCGGTGAAGAACAGCCTAGGCATGGTATTCCCAAGTGCTCAAGCGGCTTCAAGAGCTTTTGGAAAAGGCCGAGGCGCTGTTGGGAAAGCTATCAAAGCTGGGCATGTTTGCGCCGGGTTGACCTGGAGCTACGCATCAGACGAAGACACATGAAACGCATCTACATCGCCGGCCCCATGACGGGCTACTCACTCTGGAACTTCCCCGCCTTCGACGAGGCCGAGCGCCACCTCCGCGCCCTCGGCTGGGAAGTCCTGAACCCAGCAACTCTATCCCGCCAGCTCGGCTTCGACGAGCACGCTGGCATCGAGCCTACGCCAGAGTACATGGACAAGGCGATGCGGGCCGACATCGAGGCGATCCTGAGCGCCGACGCCATCTTCCTCCTGAAGGACTGGCAGAAGAGCAAAGGCGCACGCGCTGAACAAGCCCTTGCCGAGTGGCGCGGGCTGCGTATGATCAGCTTCTGGCAGAACGCTATACCCTAATATCACCATGGACCCAGACTACATCTACGCTACAGCGGCACAGCTCGGCATCAAAGACCCAAATCGCGTCTCCATCCTGGAGAACGTCATCACACGCTTGCAGCAGGCCGAGCGTGAGAACGTGCCAGCCGAAGGGGCGCTTGCGTGGATTCACACGCCGCCCTCTAGCTCCCTCGACCCCAAAGGCGAGGCGGGGTCGAAAAAGTCGCCCATGTGGCTCCTGCCACACCACGTCAAGCAAGCCGCGTCGTGGGTGCTGGGGCTTGGTGCCAAGAAGTACGGCCCGTGGAACTGGCGCAAGACCCGTGTGTGCGCCAGCACATACTTGTCGGCCATCCAGCGCCACCTGGGCGCATGGGAGGAGCGAGAGGACATGGACCCAGAGAGCGGCCAGAGCCATCTTGCGCACATCATCGCCAACTGCGCGATCCTCATGGACGCCCAGAAGCACCAGTGCCTCGAAGACGACAGGCCGTGACCTTCTCCCCCTCCGAGCCACAGCGCATCCTCGCTGACCATTTCCTCAACAACCCAGTCACCGCTGGGTTCGTCGGCATGGGCATCGGCAAGACGGCGACGACGCTGTATGCACTCAACGAGCTGCTGCACGACCTCGCCGTAAGGGCCGCACTGGTCGTCGCCCCGCTGCGCGTGGTGAACCTCACCTGGCCGAATGAGGTGGAGAAGTGGGAGCAGTTCAGGTGGATGCGGGTGGCCAACCTGCGCACCGAGGAGGGGAAGCAGGCGTTCATCGCCGGCACGGCCCAGCTCTATCTCATCAACTACGAGTCCCTGCACGTCGTCGGCGAGTTGCTGAAGAAGCGGAAGGGCAAGCTGCCATACGACGTGGAGGTGTGGGACGAGACCACCAAGGCGAAGTCCCACTCGTCCAAGCGCATCAACGCATTCCGCAAGCTCCCACGGGCACCGAGACGCTGGGGTCTCACCGGCACACCAGCACCCAATAGTCTGATGGACCTGTTCGCCCAGATCCGCCTGCTGGACGATGGAGCCGCCCTCGGCACCGCCTTCACACGGTTCCAGCAGCACTACTTCGACTCCGACTACATGGGCTGGACGTGGACGCCAAAGGGCTTTGCCAAAGACGCCATCAACAAAGCGATTGCCCATCTGACTGTCACTTTGTCCAGCGAGGACTGGCTCGACATCCCCGATGTCCATATCGAAGATGTCGAAGTCTCCTTGCCAGACCCCGCCTCCTATCGCCAGTTCGAGCGCGACCTCCTCATCGAGATCGAAGGTGAGACCATCACAGCCGCCAACGCAGCCGTGCTGCTGGGCAAGCTCCAGCAGTTCACCTCGGGGGCGCTCTACATGGAGGACAAGAACACCGTTCACCTGCACGACGCCAAACTGGACGCCATCGCTGCCATCGTGAAGAAGACGGACTGCCCTGTGCTCGTCGCCGTCAACTTCCAGAGCGAGCAGGATCGGCTTCGCGTCAGATTCCCCAAGGCCAAGTTCTTCGCCGACGCCAAGACGGCGGCAGAGCAGCAGGCTCTCCTCGCAGCGTGGAACGCCGGCAAGGTGCCCATGCTCGTCGCCCACCCCGCCAGCGTCGGTCATGGCCTGAACCTCCAGCACGGGGGCAATACCCTCGTCTGGATGACCCTGACGTTCAGCCGCGAGAACTACGAGCAGATGATCGCACGTCTGGCCCGGCGTGGGCAGGAGAACGTGACGACAGTCTACCGTCTGGTCTGCCCTGGCACCGTGGACGACGTTGTCGTCGAGGCACTGCGGGAGAAGAAGGAGACGGAGCGAAGCCTGCTTGATTCCTTGAAGCTGCTGGAGAAGGCTGCTGCACAACGCACACGAGTATGACCCGTGGAAACCGCATCATCGACCTCATCTCAGGAGGACACCTCATCGAAGGAGAATGTTTGAAGTGCAAAAGCCACGACATCGTGATTACTTGGTCAAGCTCAGCGCCCGAGCAACTGGAGGCAGAGGTGACAAAAATGCCAAAGGACTATGCCGATCTGCTCTTCTCTGTTGATCGTTACCTTGAGAACTTGACCGATGACGAGAAGTTGGAGGACGGAGCGATGCTCTTGCGCTTCTGCTACAAGATGCTCAAAGAATTACCATGACCCGCCGCACCCGCAAACAGATTCGCGCAGATCGCCTGTGGAAGCATTGGCTCTACTGGCTCTCTCCCACACCGTTCACCAAGGACTTGCGTCCACTGGAACACTATGACCCCGAGCCATTCCGCGACGCCTTCAACCGCTTCCAGTCCAGCGGGCCTAGCAGCCTGACCTCCGAAGAGCTAGACGGCATCCATCCACTCGTCTGCGCCCAGAAGGTGAAAGAGGTGTTTCTGACCAGCCTCGCCGAGGAGAGCATGGAGTGGTGGGCGAAAGGTGAAGGTTGGATCTATCCATGGCTGCACACCCTAGCAGAGCGGAAGAGCGGCGAGAAGCCGATGGACCGACTGACTCTCGTTGCCATCCTGCGCACGATGAAGTCCATTGAGCAGGACTCGCTTGGCTTCTTCCTCCGCCACCCCGGCATCAAAGAGAGTCTGCGGCAGAGGTATTTGGCGATGCGTCTTGCTGCGGCCTAGCCCAGCATTGCTCGGGCCACAGCCCGTCCAGTTCACGGTAGCGCATGGACTCCAGTCCCAAGTGCACCTTCAGGGAGAGCCTACATCCACACACGGAGCACGACTGGAGCTTGTCGTCCTGCGAGGTCTTCCATCCTGAGACCATCTTGGTCGCGCTGGCAGTGAGGCTGGTGAGGAAGCAGCCTGAACACCACGAAGCCTCAACGTTCTTGGGGCACGCCGCGCAGATCGCCGCACGCCGTTCCGCCTCCTCCTGCGGCACCTTCTGACCACCGTTGAAGATGAAGCTCTTGGCCGTGCGCAAGAACCGTTCGGCTAGGGCGGTCAAGTCACGTGCCCCAGGGACTGGCTTCTCTCCACAGTTGAAGTCGCTCACGTTTTTGCACCACCAGATCTGCATGATCTCGCTCAAGTTCGGAGGCACAGGGATATTGTTACCCTTCATGTGACTCATCACCTCATTGACCAGAGACCTCCACCCTGACGACACCAAGATGACCTTGGTCTCCTCAATCGGGTAGAACCACCCCTCGCGAACCCCGACGATGGTGTAGCCGGGGAAGCGAGAGGCGATGTAGTTCTTGTTGTACTTCGGAACTTCCGTAGTGCGGAGAATGATCATAGTGGATTATTTGGTCGCTCCGATGGACATGCGAAGGGCTGCGGCTCGGAGGCGTTCGGTTGTCTTGGAGATTACCTCTTCCGCCTGTGCTCTGTCAAGCTGAAGCAGAGACTGACCCTGCTGCTTGATGAAGTCGCGGTAGAGCTTTCCGGTCTCAACCATGTACTTCTCCGCCTCAGCATCGGTCAGCTCACGACGGGTGGCACCGCTGCCGACCGTGCGATTGGAGGGGTTGGCAGCACCCAGGAAAATCCCTCGGCGGTTCAGTTCTGCCAGCGTCTCGTATTCCGGCTCCTCGCGCGTGGCCGTGACGGCTCGACGCCAAGGCATACGGTTGAGTTTGACCGGCTCGCCGAAGATGTTGTAGAGCTTCTCGCCGGCAGCTTCAGTGCGGCGGAAGAAGGGGAGTTCCTTGGCGAAGTAGGCACCAAAGTCACGGGCCTTCCGAGTCTCAGGGTCCATGATCAGGTCAATGTCCTTGAGCATCCGGGGAACAAATCCGCCGACGTAGTTGGTCGAGAATTTGGCAAGCCACTGGGTCGCCCCCTCGACAGGGTCGGAACTGTAGGCCGACTTGCCGATCATGTCCATGAAGCCAGACAACGCCGAGAGGTCTTTGAAGGAGAAGGCTCCAGCCCAAGCAGCTGACAGCAGCTTGTCTTCGAAATCCTTCTCTTCCCACTTCTCAGGGTTGAAGAGACGCTGGTCGTTGAGGTTGCCAACTGTTGCAATGATGGATGCAATCGGCCAAGCATTATAGTTAAACCCTATCCAACGCTCGCCATTCCACATTTCAATGGAGTATGGAGTCCTATCGGAAGCTCGAAGTTGATTCTTCTTGTCAGGTGGCAGGCTTGACCACGAGCCGCTGATGCGGAACCCGCGCTTCTCATCATCCTCTTCATCGGTCAGCGCCCGCAGGATGGTGACACCTGCAAGAACGGACAGCGAAAACCCGAGCGTCTGGTTCTGGATGATCATCGCCCGCATCGTCGGGGTCATGCCTTTCTCCTGAAGTCGGAGAAGACCAAGCCCCGGAGTAAAGCTCAGGATTTCGTTGAGTCGGTTACCGACGAAACGAATGAAGCGAAGCCCGGTTGGGTTTCTTGCGTTGGTCGCCGCAATGTAGTTGAGGTTCGCCATGAACCGCTTGGTGCGGCTCGCGGCTTCCTGTTGCGCCCTGACCTCATCGCGATACTTCCCAGCCTCGTTGATGTACTTGTTGGTCACGCCGAGAAGGGTGTGATAGACAATGCCACCGATGCCAGTCGGGTCGTTGGTGTAGGACACCACCTTGCCGATGTCGCGGGCTTCATCCAGAAGGCCGGGGTACTTCTTGTTGAGAAGCTCGTTGAGGATCTGGCGAGTGTAGGAGCTGACCTCGCGCTTCTGGCCCCAGGTCTTGTCGCCGCCAGCCATCTCGACCGCCTTGGCACGAGCCGCTGCCACGTCCTCCTTGGAGGGCATCCTAGCCCCTTCATACAACTCGCGGTTGTAGAACATGGCCATCTCCAACATGCCCTGAGTGGTGGCAGTGGAGTTGATGTGGTCGAACGCAGTCATCGCACGCTGCATACCCGCGTAGAAGTAGGGCATGATCTTCGCCCACGACGGGCGGTTCGGGTCCTTGATGATGCGCTCGAAGTAGTCGAACGGGTTGGCCGCTGCCGACCCTTCCGTGAGGTAGGTGTTGAGCGTATACTGGTAGTTGTCCAGCAGCTTCGGGTCGCCCGTGTAAAAGTAGCGGGCCGCTTCCAGAATGACATTGCCAAGCGCACGCAGGTAGGCCATGCCGGCACGGCCAGCCAGTTTGAACTCCCGCTTGCGGATCGCAAGGTCAGCCATGGACTGAGCCATGACGCGCATCCCGTTGAGCGCCGAGAACGCCATGTCGAACTGAGTGGCAAAGCCGGAGAGGACGCTGGTGACCCAGTAGTTGGAGAGGATGTCACCAAGCTCGGCCTTGAGATCCCGCTGCATGAGACGGATGGCCTCGATCATCAGACCCTTGCGCTCGACCTCGGTGATGCCATCGGCCTGCGCACGCTGCATGAGATCCACGACCTGCTTGACCGTCTCCTCGTTGAGGGCAGGGATGCCGAACTCCTCGGAGATGGCGTTGCGGAAGGCAGCGTCGTTGAAGAAGCCCGCGTTGATGTAGCGAAGCAGCTTCGGAGCCGACTTGACGATTTTGTCCTTGGAGTTGCCCTTGGCCCCAGGAAGGTTCATGCGCTTGAGCTGCGCCTCGAAGTTCTTCTTGCGCTTGGCTTCCCACACCTTGTCGATTTCAACGACCAGATCGCCGATCTCCTGCGGGGTGAGGCCGGCCAGAGCCGGGTCATTGCGGAGGGCGGCAAACAGGTCACGACGCCACTGGCGCTGGGTCTCCAACGGGCGGTCGAACATCTCACGCCAAGAGAGGTCACCGGTGATCTTGCCACGGAGCTTGTTGATGAGGTTCTCAAGGGCGGAGCCTTCAGCATCAAGCAGGCGCTCACGACGCTCGATCAAGCGGCGTCCGTAGGCTTGCGCCTCCCGAGCCTCTCGGGTCATGTTTCCTACATTGAAGAGAACCATCGCCGTCGCCTCGTTGACACCCGCCTTACGGGCAGCTTCGAGGAACTCGGCCTGATCCATGGCCTTCTTGACGTGCTTGTTGTAAAGCTCCTGGGCGGCGACCCGACGCTTGTTGCGAACAGGCTGCGGAAGGGCAGGATCAGCGTAGAGAGTGGCGGCGTCGTTGATCGTCTTCTCGGCGAAACGCTGACCGGCCTGGGCTTCGTTGTAGCCACGGGTCGTCTCACGGGCTTCGCGTTCCATCATGCCGACACCGTGCAGGGTGCTGGCCATGGCCCCTTCCACCCCAGCCGCCTCAGCTCGCGAGATGAACACGTCGAACGGCAGTCCGTCACGGACGTGCTCCTTGTAGAGTTCACGGATGGCAAGGACTTTGCGTTGCCGCTCTTCTTGAGGTAGCGCGGGGTCGGCAAGTCGAGATGCGACATCGTCGATGGTGCGCTTGGCGAAGGCGACGGCCGGGGAGTCTTCTTTGCTCTCAGCCTCACGTTGCGCCTTGACCGCTTCTGTGGCAGCGATCTTGACGGCAGCCAAGTCGTAGAGCTTCTGAGCCTCTGCCGCAGGCACGCCGATGCCGGCCATGCGCGTCATGAACTCGTCCTCGGCCATGGGGTTTTTCAGATGCTCGCGGTAGAGGTCGCGAACCGGGTTGGCCTTGGGAGTCTTCTTGGTCTTGGGGTCAGCCTCCAAGCGGGCGATGATCGTGCGGGCTTGGGTGATCGGGTCAGCCGCAGCGCCCTTGGGCTTCGGAGCAGCCCTGACACGCTGGCGTTCGCCCTCGACGGCTGCCACGTCATCCGCGACCTCGCGCTCAAGGCGGGCGATCTCGGCGTCAATCTGCTCGACGGAGAGGCTGGCGTATTGCTGCTCGACCGCCGCACGGGACAGCCCCACGAAGGACGCCTGCACTCGGGAGAGCAGTTGCTCCCTGATCTGAGCGAGGACGCCGAGGCGGAAGACGTTGTCGTTGATGCGGCGGATGCGGGTCTGGATCTCAGGTGTGCGTGCAGCCAGCCCCAGTTCGTAGATGGCGTCCTTGAGCCGGAGTTCCTCGTCCAGTTCGGCAGAGGCGTCAGACTGGGCCTGAGCGTCGGCGTTGTTCACGGCATCGACGCCGGCGGCAACGTCCACGTTCGCATCAATCACCGTCTCCTGTTGACGGCGGCGCTGGTCAACCATGCCCTGCACGGCGAACATCGGGCCGTAGCGTTCGGAGGTGGTGACGTAGGAGCGGGAAGCGAGTGCCTTGGCGGCCTCGGTTGCACCCGTCTGGTATTCTCGGGAGATGAGATCGTTGACTTCGACAAGGGTGGGGTTGCCTTGCAGCGCACCGATGCCGGTGCGGTAAAGCGCCTCGGCCATGACCATCTGGCCGAAGTCATCGCGCATGTTACCGCCGTTGGCTTTCCACCAAGCGGGGTTGAGGATCTTGTTCGGCCAAGTGTCAACGGGGCCAAGGGAGTCAACGAACTTGATGGCCAGAGCCTCCAAGCGAGGCATGGAGGTTTTGTCAATCTGGGTTCGTTCAACGATCTCTTCGCCAGTCGGAAGCACCTCGGTCGCACGCCCAGGGGCCGTCTCAGGCGAGAGCGGGCGGGAGCGCGTGGGCTGCTGCTCGGTCGTCGTCTGGTTGGCATCCTGGATGATTTTGGACGCGGTGGGGTCAGTCAGCGAGAACCGGATGTCAGGCGACTCGGGCTGGAACCGCTGAGATGGCGGGATGACGTTGCCGTTGTCGTCGTAGGTGACGGGGTCGGCGGATTTGATTTGAGAGGGGTCGAAGGCAATCTGGAAGGTCTGTAGCTCTCCGTCCACGAAATCTCCGCTGATCTCAACACCATCGTACCCTTGCGATTTTGCCCATTTTCGGAAAGCCTCAACCGATCCGTGTGCTTGCTCAACCTCGGAGCGGAAATCCTGAAGCCCCCCAATGCCGTCAAACCGCAGTGGGTTTTTAAGGTCAAGGTATGCTCTCACAACCTTCGGGCCGTAGAGTTTTCGCGCCGCGTCAGGAGAGTCTGTGAACCAGCTGCCAACGGTATCTAGCTTTAGACCACTGCGTTCTTTTGCGGCGTTCAACCTGTCGAAGATTGTGAAGTCTCGATGAGTGCCGTGGTACCCCTCTTTTCGGAAGCCTGAACTATATGCAGCCTCATCCACAAGACGCTGCGCCGTCTCCAAATCACCACGCGCCACAGCGTCCATGTAGGCGGCATCAGTGTCAGTCAGCGACGCCATCACTCCTTGCTCACGTCCGTCGAAGATGACGACGGCATCCTCTGGGGCGATGTTCTCCGACGAGTAGGGGGCTGTGGCGAGACGCTGCTCGGGGGTCATCGTGCGTCGGGCCTGCACGTCGCGGGCTTCGATTTCGCCTGCGGTGGCTCGGTATTTTGAGAGGGCGAAACGATTGCGCTCAGGTTTGGTAATCTTTCGCTCTTCTTCTGAAAGTTCCCTCCTCCGGCTGCTAATAGCTTCCAGTCTCCGCGACTCGGCGACGTTTTTCCCGAAACCCTTTTGGTCATTTGTCAGGTTGGCAAAAAACTCTTGAAGCTGAACTTCCTCTTGGCGAAGTGCGACACGCTCCGCGTTGATGTCATCCAATTTGGCTTGAGCCTCTGGGCTTGGTTTGAAAGAGGAGTCCCAGTAAAACACATCGGGGCTGGCACCTTCAGCAAACTTTTCTCGCCCCTGAATCCAGTGCTGGATTTCATGGAGAGCAGAGGATAGTTGTTCGTCTTCAGATTTCTTCGAGTTGACTACAATGCGGTTGGCAATCGGGTCAAAATACCCGCCTTCGTTTGGGCCAAGCTCAGTGCGCTTGAAGTAGATGTTTCTGGCATCTGGGTAAGCCTCAAAGAGCGCGGGGTTATCAATGGCTTGCCCGATGGTCAAATAAGGGGATTTGCTATCCGCCTCGGCAGTAAAAGTGACCTCGTTATCCGGCAGCTCCCATCGCATCTTCCCGTCGTAAAGACCTGGGAACCATCCAGTGACTGCGCGGATTTCCTCGCTGGACTTCCCAGCGGCAGCCATGCTGCGGGCAGTCTCCAGACTGTCGCGCATGAACTGGCTCATCTGAGCCTTCTCGCCGATGAACGAGGGCCGGATAGGTTCAGCAACCTCACGAGACTTCTCCCCAATCTCCAGCGCACGGATCATCTGGCGCATCACATCGACCAGCTCGGCACGGGTAGGCTCGACAGCGTCGTTGCCGTTCAGCCATTGCCACACGCGCTTGGCCCAGTCGATGAGCCGGGAGAGGGGGCCACCGTCTGTGGCAGGCAGCTTCTCCAGCGTCTCAAGGCGCTGGGCCAGCCACTCCTCAACGACCAGGGCACGGACAGCCGGATCGGTGCTCCAGTTGGCGTAGCGGCTGTAGCCCTTGGCCACAATCGCTTTGATCTCCTCCTCGGGCACGAGCGACTCGGCGATGGCGAGGAACTCAGTCTTGAGGTTCTGGGGCAGGGCGCGCCAGCCACGGTGAACGAACGACTCATGGCGGATGAGACGACGAACGGCCTCGACCGCAGCCGAGGTGCCGTTGCGCGCAGCACGGATGGCGTCGCCATCACGAGCGACCACGCGGTCGATGAGGATCACCGCACGATCTGTGGCAGGGTCGTAGAAGGCTTCGACGCGACGGTCGTTGACGGCAGTCTGGTCGGGGAACTCAGCGAGATACTCCGCCGCCGTGCCGATCCAAGTGTCCTTGGCCCCCGGCACCTGCTTGTCTTCGATCTCACGCGCCCTTGCACCGTCGTTGGCGCTGACCTTGATGTTGGGCAGAGGAGGACCATCGCGGTCACGCAGAGACGCCGGCACCTGGGCCTTGCCACGACGCTTGCGTGCGCCCGTCTCGTTGCGCTGCTGGTCGCCTTGGAGGGGGCGGATGGAGGGCTGGACGTTGGCGGGGGGAGTGTTGGTGGGAAGCGAAGACACGATTGCCGCTCGAAACTGGCGCTCAGTTTGCTCTACACGCGGGAGGAAGATGTCTCGGACTTCTTGAGGAGCACCTGTCAATACCTGCTTGACGTAGTTGAACGTCTGAAGAACTCGGTCTACGATCCTTTGAAACACGGAGGCTTCGGTGATAGTGCCGATCAGATTCTCTTGTGCGAGTTGACGCACAAGCTCGTCAAACACGCTGACGATTGGGACTCGCCCCACTTGCATCAAGGCGAGAAGGTCTTCGTCTGAGGAAGCCTCATTCCAACCACGGTAAAGGGCGTTTGACCCAGCGAGAACACGATTCAGGATTTGACGGATTTGTTGTCCGCTATCCGGGGTTTTAATCAAAGACTGGATGTCATTCCACGCAGCTTCGGCCTGTCCTGCTAAGAAATCGTTGAAGTCAGGAATGCCGCTCTGCACCCAAGCCTCCCTCTGAGCTGCCAAGTCCGCCAAGTGAACAAACTCCTCATAGAGAGCCGTAGAAACTGTCCGCATCGCTCCAGCCGCATCTCCAGCATTGGCGATGGATACGGCATTTGCTAGACCAGACGGATCAATCCGGAGAATCAAACTGCCGTCTGACTGCGAGCTAACAGACAGAGGGCTGCCCTCTGCCGAGCCGACTTCAATAGTCGCGCCAAACGTCTGCGCCAGATCTCGGAGATTTTGGAAGGAGGCTTGGACAAACCCATCAGGACCAGCGGCGACCCCGGCAGCAAGCTCTGCCCCCGAAGCTCCTCTGGTAGTGGGCCAAGGGATTGTAGCTCTTCCTCCGTCAGATGAAATACCGAGTCGCTCCGTTTGTTGTGGAGTAGGAACTCCGGCGGATAGAAAAGTCCGCAGTCCGAGATCAAGCTCCCGTCGGAGTTGAACATCAGTCGGTGCAACTGCTCCAGTTGGTCTTGCGATAGCTGCTCCACGAACTTGTCCGGGAGCCATTCCTTGAGTTTGGGCTTCATTTTGTGTTTGCTGTTGAATCTCCGCCACCCGCTCCGCCTCAGTCAGCCTCGGACGCTCGGCCTCTGGCATCTGGGCCAGCCCGGCGTCGGTGATGACGGGCTGGCCTTGGACGGTGCGGGCGAGTCCTTGCGCTTCGAGGCTGGCCACCTGCTCCGGCGTGGCCGTGTTGGTGGCGACGGCGCGGAGGGCGGTGCCCACGTCTCCCGACGTTGGCTGTCCCGCAGGTAGCGACTCTGTCGGCACACCCCCGGTGGGGGGAAGGGGTTGGGGAGCAGGAAGTGGACGCTGGGCGCGAGTGACGTTCCGGTTCTTCGGAATCACTACTCCAGTTCCGGCAGCATACCCTGCTGGCATAGGCAGAGGTTCAAACGTCGTCGGGTCAAGCTGCGTCGCACGAAGCCTACCATCTCTCAGTCTTGAACTAAGCTGATAGACCCTGTCGCCAATCTGAAAAGTGTCGCCGATTTCAAGCTCAGAGGCTTTGATTGGGGCAGCCGGTGCAGCCGGAAGAGGCTGCACCGGCTCGGGTGTCACTTCTTGTTGGACTTGCCCGCCTTGGACAGGGCGATCGCCACCGCCTGCTTCTGCGGCCGGCCCTCCTTCATCAACATCTTGACGTTGGAGCTGACCGCCTTCTGGGATTTGCCGGGTTTCAGGGGCATTGGGTAGTGTGGGTTGGGTTTGGGTTGCTGCACCAGGAGCCGGAGCTTGCGCTTGGCCTGTTGGTAGAGATTGGGGGGTGATGGGGGTCGGTTCACTGACGGGGGCAGGTACTTCGGGGATAGGGGATTGCGCAAGCCCCATCTCCGCAGCCACTTCATTGCGCTGCCTAATCTTTTGTTGGGCTTCTGCAATTTCAGCAGGCGTCATATCTCGACGCCGAACTTCGACTTCATTTTTAGCAGGGTTGATGATACGGGATACCTCAACAACCGTGTACTCAACCGGCATATTTGGAGAAGACAAATCTTCTTCAATGGGGGTGCTTAGGTTCTCCCCCGGATCGACTTTGTCGCCAACCATCTTGCCGCTTGCCGTAACCGTGACCACCTCACTTTGTACAGGAGCCGGAGCTTGTTGCTGGGCAGGAGCAGGAGCAGGAGCAGGAGCAGGAGCAGGAGCAGAGGCCGTTGCCGGAGCTTGTCGCTGGGCAAGGACAGGGGCAGCAGCCGTCACTTCCAAACCAGCAAGTTCTTGGCGAAGGCGAGACTCCTCAGTCGTCATAGCCCGGTAAGGGGTAGTGACAGGGTTACCTTGCGCATCAAACGTGGTCTGATCTGGCGGCCCGAACTGTGCTTCAATTTCAGCAAGTCTAGCTTTGATTTGAGAAAGTCTGTCAGCCGGCTGGCCCGCAGGCACCACCTTCGCCGCGTCATCAACCGCTTGGTTGACCTGGGTCGCAGCGTTCTCTCCGGCGTTGTTGATGAGGTCGTCGATGTCCAGTCGGGCATCGGCCTTGGCGTTGTCAGCGACCTGCTCGGAGACACGTTCACGAACGGCCTGAATCCCAGTCCCAGCCAACTCAACCCCACGGGCGGCAAGCACGGAGGGGGCAGCAGCCACACCCTCGCCGAGCATTTCCAGGAACACGTCGGCGTAGTCAGTCTCCTGACCCACTGCCTGCTGGGCCAGAGCTTCACCGACACCGGATGCTCCGATCTCGACAGCACCGGCTCCAACCGCACGAGCTGGCACGTTGAACCCGGCACGGGCTGCATCGGCCGCTGTTTTGGTGGCCTTTGCCATCTCAGGGGTGGCCATGGCTGCGCGAACAGCCGCGTCGTCGGCAAGATCGACACCGCTGCGGGTCAGCACTTGTCGAGTCGCTTGGATGGCTGCGCGCTCGGGAGCGGCGAGGAGCGCACCAGCGCCCTTGAGGCCGAGAGTTTCAATGGTGCCGATGACGGCACCACGGGTCAGGCCCGTCGTCAGACCTTCGCTGGCGATGTCTGGATTCTGGTCAAGTGCGGCGGCGATCTGCTCCCGCGTCATTCCAGCCGGGTCACCGATGCGTTCAACAAACCGCTGGTAGATCTCGCTGCCAGCCTCCAGTGCGGTGTTGGCCGCAGTGCCAGCCGCGATGCCACCGGCGATGCCGGTTGCAACAGCGCCAGGTCCGGTAGTGGGCAGGCCGACAAGACCGCCGGCAGCCGTACCAACAAGGCCAGCACCGAGGGTGATCGGCGTGGAGATAAGCGCGTTGGGGAGGGATTGGACAGCCGTCTTGAGGGCGGCACCCGGCTGACGAAGTGCAGCCATCGGCAGGTCAATCGCCTCGCTGAGTGTGGGGAGGAACCCACGGGCTTGCTTGAGTTCTTCGGCCTGCTTGTTGAGGTCTTCAAGGAACGCCACGTCTTCAGGCGTCTGAGCCTCCTGCAAGGCGCGCTGGGCCTCAGCCTGCTGTTGCAGGCCGGCAGCCATGTCGGCGGTGTCACCAGTCAGGGCGTTGAACGCCGTGCGAGCACCGCCAAGAGCTTGCCTGCCGCCTTGGTAGAGCGAGGTGCCGAGCTGCGAGAGGTAGCCGGGGGCTTCTTCTGGTGCAGCGGGGGGTGCAAGCTGGGAGCGAATGCCTGCAACTTCTGCGTCAATTTGATCCGGTGTCAGGTCAACCGGGCTATCAAATTCAACTGTTTGGCCGTCAACGTCAACCTGGTAGAGGGGCATGGCTTATTGTGATGGAGGGCTAGGGAGGACTCGATATTTGAGTCCACTCGGCGAAGTTCTCTCCATCATAGTCGGCGCAGCAGCGGGTGCAAGTGCAGAACCGCCTCGTTTTGCTGCCAAGTCGACCTTGGCGGCATGTTTCTTCTGAAGCTCTTGCAGGATCAAAGCACGTTCGGCAGCAGCCCGATCTGTCTGGGCTTGCTGCATTTCTTCTGACAACCCCGGTGTCGGGGCGACCCCGATGAGGAGTTTGTCACGGGCTTCGATCATCTTGGTGAGGTCTTCGATGTCCTTGTCCAGAATCTCTTCCTCGGTCTTGATGACCTTGTTCTCGGCCTTCTGAAGACGCTCAAGTTCACCAAGAAGGCGATACCCACGGGTGGTGTTGAGCCTACCGTTCGGGTCATAGAGATTTTGAATCTCAGCGTCCGATGCGTTGGCCTGAGCCAGCTTTGGCAGCAGATCCAGCGACGGATCGTCCTTGAGACCCTTGTGGTAGCGGTCAGCCTCCTTGTCCCATGCCGAGAGCACGTTCTTGCCGTAGGGCGAGTCCGGGGCCAAGGGGAACTGGGTGACCAGGTTGAGTCGCTGCTGGGGCGCGTCTGGGGCATCGGGAGACGGCAGACGGGTCATCAGCTCCTGGGCTTGACGGTCAGCCTCCTGACGCATGACCGCCTCACGGTAACGCTCCTGATCGGTGAACGACGTGCCACCGGTGCGTGACGTGCTGCGTCCTCCGAAGTAGCGGGTCTGCGGGATGGGGGCAGGCAGATCGAACTGCGGGATCGCCGGTGCCGCTGGTGCGGGGGGTGGCGGACTCGCAGTTGCGATCAGGTCAGCTACGGCTTGTTCGGTGAGAAGGGCCATGGTGGGTTAGAATTACGGTCTTCCGAAAAGTTGACTCATCCCATACCCTTCACTGCCAGGCGCCAACGCCGCAGGCTCAGGCTGGGCTGCGCGCGGCTGGCGAAGAATCGGCTCTTTGAGCATACGAAGTGAATCCAATGCGGCTTGGATCTTGGCTGGATCACGAGCAACAGTGGCCTTCTGAAGATCTGCAATGCGCGCTGCACGAGTGCGGATGAACTCACGGGTCTGGGCATCCGCCGCCGCTTGAATAGGCCGCGCTCTTTCCTGTTCCAGCACGGCCGCTGCCTGCTGCTCAAGAGCCGTAGACTCGGGATCCATGATTTCTTCGGTCGTAAATTGAACTGGTGTGGGTGGAGTAGCAGCAGGTTGCCGTGGCGCTGGAACAGCCGCACGCACTTCCGGAACAGCCGCAACCGGAGCCGCGACCGGAGCAGCACCCATGGGAGTCATCAAATACCCCCCTGTAGGAGTCATTTGCACGCCTCTAGTTGCGTTGTCAGCGTTGAATTTTTGCGCACCTGACCTCATAATTTCAGTCGCTCTTTGCTGTGCGGCAAGAGCTGTGGCCTGCCGACGAATCTCTTCCCCTTGCTCTGGGCTTCCTGCCATCGAAGATCGCGTAGCCGAAACTCCTGCCGACAATGAGCGTGCGATAGCTGCCGGCGTATTTTCAACTCCGAGTCTAGCCGCGATAGAAGCGCGTTGCTCGGCAGGGAGAGCGGCCGTCTCCTTTTGAATCTGGGCTTCACGGGCGGCTGCGTCGCTGCGATACGGCTGATTGAAACGCATTTCCTCCGCTGATGGTGTTGCAGTCGGAGTCGAGAACCCCACCGGAATACCGTTGCGATAAGCGATACGAGTGCCTTCTGGGCCGGCCTGAACAATGGGCGTCTGAGGCATGTCACCAATCACCGGATTCCCCGCTTCGTCATACGTCACCGAACGACCTTGAGCGCGGGCACGCTCGGCAACAGCCGAACGGCCTGCGGCGCGTATCAAAGCGTAGCGGGCACGGAGGCGCGCCTGTTCATCACCGAGAGCACTTCCAGTGCTGAACTCAGGGGGAATCGGCATGTCTGGACGGGCCAAAGCCGCAATGGAAGCGCGCTGGCTAATCATCTCGGCTTGCTGGCGCTGCGTTTCAGCTTGAGTAGGCGCTGGAGCAGCGGCCGGAACGCCAGCCAATGCCTGAGCAGCCTCAAGACCGCGTTGATAGACGGGGTTGGAAAGTAAAGTGCCAAAGATAGCCATAATAGTTTAGACGAAAGGATTGGTGCGGGAGAAGGTCTGGCCACGGTTCAAGCCTTCAAGGAGCGCCCGCTGGGCGGAGCCGAGCAGACCTTGGCGGGTGGCCTCAGAAGCGGAGACTTTTCTGGAGAGGCCGGTGCGGGGGTCGTAGATGCCAACCTCTGGTTCGAACCTGGCACCGAGGCGTTCATACACCTTGCGGTTGTATCCGCCCCCCATCTGGCCCGTCATAGTCTGGGGGAGCACAGTCACGATCTGACCCGTGGTGGCGTTCGTCTGGGCGACGCCCTCGGGCAGATCTTGAGGGGCGGCAGCGGCTGCACTTCCGGCACTGGAAGACCGAGAAGGTGCCGGGTTCCTCGCTTGGCGTTCAGCGAGCCGCGCCATGCGTTCGTTGTAGCGGTTCGGGTCCATCCACGAACGGCCGGATTGCACGGCAGCGGGAGACCACCCACCGACGCTGCCTTGGGACAGAGCGCCGTAGTTCGGAGTCAGTCCGAAAGTTCCACCTTTGTTGAATGACGAGGTTAGTGCCATGAATCAGATTGTAGTTGGTGAGCCGCCGGCAGAACTCCAGCGGACGAAGTTGAGGGGGAGGCGAATGTTGCCACGCTGCTGCTTGAGTGTCTGGTTGGCGACTTGGTAGCACTTCTGCCAAAAAATTTCAGCACGCTCCAGTTCATGCGCCCCCTGCTGTTCATACGTCCAAGCGATCAGGCCGAACTTCAGCGCACCGAGGTCGCTCGGATACACAAGGTCCGTGTCGCACTCCAGTTTGATGAACCGACGCTTGCAGAGCGTGCGGATGGCCGGGTAGTCAACGCCCGTGTTGGCCGCAACCGTGCCAACCTTGTAGCGGCGGTAGAGCGGGCGGGTCTCCGTAGGCTCGTAGGTGGAGAGGGGGGTCACCGTCGTGCCGTCGTCCGTTGCAATGGTCACCGACCCAAGGGTGTTGTCCTTGGCGACCCCGGTCAGGAGGAAAGACTGGGAGGTAGTGACCGGAGCGTTTTGAAGCTCAACGGTGAAGCCCTCAATGCCGCTGTCGTCAAAGATCGGGTCGCCGTTGGCGTCCACCCCGTAGAGGCGAACGAACCGGCCGGCGTCGTCGGTGTTGTTGGCAGTCAACCGGATGGGGAGAGCTTCGGTCTGCACCTCGATGGTTGGGTATTCCCCTTGGTCGATGAGCAGGCCGAGATCATATTCAAGGTTCTCGTACGGCCCAGGGCCGCTTGCGAGGAACTCGTGCATCCGCCCAAACGTAGGGACGATAGCCCCCTTGATGGTGCAGCCGATGATGGCTTCCCAGCGACGCGGGAGAGTGATGTATCCATCGGCGGACGCAAAGTCGACAACGCCGTAAGTTCCCTTCCACAGACCGCTGTTCAAAATGCGCTCCGAGACCTGGTTCAGCGCGGGCAAAAACCGGACGGAGTCCTTGTTGCTCGGATCGACCTCTTGCCAAAGGGCGTCACGAACATCGGCAACTGTGAGATTGGAGGGCATCTACGTTGATTTTAGTGCTGGAAAGTTGACATGCAAAGGCTAATTTTCAGGCAATGCCATCAAAACCTACCAAGGCAGCGGCACCCAAAGTGGTGCAGTTGCCCTATGAGTCCAAAGATTACGGTCTGCTCGATGAACTGAAAAGCCGGGGGCGAGACTTCAAGAAGATGTCGGCCCTTGAGGTGGAACTCTACATGTTCGCCCGTGGCCCAGTCGGTTCTACCTACTTCATTGACAAGACTCCGAACCCCGCAGGCAAGCCGCGCGCCTACCACTTCTGGCGAGCCGCGCAGATGCTGTGGAACTACCCCGGCTCTCTCCACCCGGTCCATATCCACCCGTGGGCGATCCGTATGGTCGACGCCCTCTGCAAGCACAAGCGTCTCTCCATTGCCGGGTGTGCGTCCAGTGGCAAGTCCAGAACGCTCGCCCTGTGGGGCATCATCAACTTCATCTCCGCCCCACGGCAAACCAAGGTCATCTTCACCTCGACCTCGCTCAAGGACTCCCGTGGACGAATCTGGGGTGACGTGGAAAAACTATGGTCAAACATGGTGGCCCAGGGGCCGGGCCAGCTTGTGTCTTCATCTGGACTCATCCGCTACTGGGACCCGGCCACAGACGACAAAGACGACACCCGTGGTCTGGTTCTGCTCGCCGGCGAGAAGTCCAAGGAAACAGAGTCCATCGGCAAGATGAAGGGCTTCAAGGCCGAGCGCATGGTCTTCATTGCGGACGAATTGCCAGACCTCTCCGAAGCCCTCATCAGCGCAGCCGAGTCCAACCTCGCTGCCAACCAGTATTTCCAGTTCGTCGGCACGGGCAACCCCTCGTCCTACTACGACCCCCACGGCATCCTCTCCGAGCCGGTCAACGGGTGGTCGTCCATCTCTGAGAGCGACTACGAGTGGCAGGGCAAGAAGGCATACGTCATCCGGTTCGACGCGGAGAAGTCACCGAACTTCGACTCCGAGGGGGAGAAGTGGCCCTACCTGATGACCCACAAGCGCCTCATGGAGTACAAGGAGCGCCTCGGTGAACGGTCGCTCGGCTACTACTGCATGGTGAAGGGGTTCTGGTACAGCGAGGCTGGCGAGGACTTGATCTACTCGGGAGCCGACCTCCAGGCCTACAAGTGCCTCGACAAGGCCATCTTCCGTGGGGTGCCGAAGTTCGTTGCCGGGTTCGACCCATCCTTCACCAACGGTGGTGACCGCTCAATGCTGACCATCGGGCGTGTCGGCGAGGACATCAACGGTCAGGTGACCATCGAACGGGTCGAGTCACTCGCCCTCTACGAGGATGCCACCAACACGTTGCAGAGTCGCTCAGAGCAGATCGCCTTGCAGGTCATAGCCAAGTGCGAGAGCTACGGAGTCAAGCCGGAAGACCTGGCCATTGACGCCACCGGGGGTGGATCTCCGTGGTGCGACATGCTGGCGTCCAAGTGGAAGACCAACGCCTTCATCCGGGTCCAGTTCGGCGGCGAGGCCGACGACAAGGACCAGTATGCCAACAAGGTGTCGGAGCTGTGGTTCAGCGGGCAGAAGCTCGTGCGCTCCGGTCAGCTCAAGGGTGTGGCCAACTCGCTGGCCAAGGAGATGACCACGCGCAAGTATGAGCTGAAGAACAAGCGCATCCGGGTGCTGCCCAAGAGCGACATGCGCTCAAAGCTCGGCCACTCCCCGGACGAGTCGGACAGCTTCTTCCTGATGATCTACGCAGCCCAGAAGAAGCACAGGCTGGTCTCATCTGAGCGACTTGGGTACGGTTCGAACGGCAACGGGTTCAAGAAGGCGTTTCGCAAGTTTGCGGAGATCTATGACGTGGCGTGATCTTGGCCATACCGCGCGAGGTTGGCAGCATAATTACGTCTAAATCGTGCTTCACAACAGCTTCATTGACTCCTTCAATATCTCTCTTGGCATCATCTACTAGGATGGTTCCGCCAAACGCTAGATGAGGCAGGCACTCTTCGATGCTGAAGCGTCTAGCCTTGGTTCCAGGTGGACCATCAATGACAATGAGGTCAAACTTGCCCTCAAGGAATAAGAGATCGTAGAAGCCGTTGCCCTTGATACCGGCCGTATGAAAAACGGCGCGTGGGTCTTTGACGGAGGCTTTTGCTGCGTTGGTGTATTGCTCCATGTGGTCAACGCTGACAACGTTCGCCGCGCCTTCAAGCAATGAGAGTGTGCCTTTACCCGAGCCAGTGCCAAGCTCCAAACAACGGCCAACAGCGTGAGCTTTGATGAAATGGACGGCGGCTGGCTCTAGGCTTGCTCCACCTTTATCCTTGGCGAAGGTGAGTGGCGTCAGACCGCTCAGAAACTCAAAAAGCTCGTCGTCTGTCCTGCGCTTGCAATGCCTTAAAAAGTAGTCCCTGTCTTGCAACGCAGTAGGATCTTGCGTCGCAGATTTACCCTGCGCCCCACCTTCGAGAGACTCAAGCCATGGGGCCATAACGGACCTGAATCCAGACTCGCTCAAAACCGTCTGATAGGCGTGCCAGAGATTGTGGTGAGTGGAGACGAGGTTGTTGAATCGGTATTGTCCGGTTGAGGAGTTGCGGGAAGGGTGTTTTTCACCGTAAAACTCGTGTCCCATTAGGAGGCTGTCGTCAATACCAACCGAAACACCGGCCATGAACGCCCGCAGCGCCAAGCCCCTCTCTTGAGATCCGTGGCGACCCCTATACCTATTCCACCCTCCGAGCTTGCGATACGTCCTTCTGGACATGCACAAACCTACCCCGACAGAGACGTTGTACTCCTCTTTGGTAAATCGGTACTGCTGGCCGCTAGATGGAAGCAGAACGGTATTGCTCGGGTAAAAGACGCTCGTGCTTTCTGTAAACCTTGACGAAGTCCAATGCTTGTCATAGAAAATGTTTACCAGTGGCGGGCAGACTACTAGTTCATCGTCTAAGACTTGAGCAGCGAATTTTCTGAGGTCGCCGTGCTCTATAGTCTGGTGGGCGTCAACCCATAGTAAAATGTCCCCAGACGCTGATTCTGTCGCTGTGGATTTAGCCCGCCCGCAGCCTACCGGGCTGCCCCCTTTTACAAGACGAGTCTTACTCGGCAAGTTGTCGCAAGACCCATCTGTAGTAGCATCGGCATAGACGATGATTTCATCTGCACCAGCGTCTAAAAAACTACGGCACGTTGCAGCCACCCTTCCGCCTTCGTTGTGGGTGTTAATAATGACGCTGATCTTCAAGGGGGAGGAGTTGGTGTCGGAGACATCGTTGGTGTCGGTGTCGGAGACATCGTTGGTGTCGGTGTCGGAGTAGGCGTCTGTGTAGGTGTAGGTGTAGGCGTCTGTGTAGGTGTAGGTGTAGGTGTAGGAGTAGGTGGGGGAGGGGTAGGCGTCGGGGTAGCCGTCGGTGTTGATGTAGGTGTCGGCGTCGGCGTCGGCGTCGGCGTCGGAATAGGAGGCGGCACGTACGGCACCGTGTTCTCATCCATCTTCATCACGGGCTGCGGCTCAGGCTCGATGATGACTGTGTCGGTGAGCTTGCTGCGGGTGGCGATGATGCCAGACACACCTTGCGTCCATGGGCGCTGGAGAAATAGGCTGTCGTCTGGGGCGTAGTCGCCTTGGATCGTGCGGATCATGGTCAGTTCTCGATGCTCTCGCCGCGCAGGGGCGGGTAGATGGTGACCTTCTCACGGAGCCACAGACCTCGCTGCGGCTGGACTTGGTCTTCGATCACGAACGGCTTCCAGTCCTCAAAGTTGGTCGCCGGGAAGATCTGCTCCCTCGGCGTGCCGCTGCGGGCCACGTTGACTGCCCCGGCGTTGAAGACAAGCTGGGCACCCGGCACAAGCTCCGGCAGAACGACCCTGGGGTGCAGGCACTTGGGGAAGTTCACCGAAATGCCGAGGTAGGAACCATCGACCTCGGTCGGGATCGGTTGAGGGTGGATCAGCGCCTGCGGATTCCACGGCACCTCAGACAGGTACTGCTGGATCTTGATGCGGCTATCGACCGATACCGAAGGGCGGTACTTGCGTCGGGCAAAGTAGCGCGTGGCTGTAGTCACCGCATCGGTGCTGGTGGCTGTGGACTGCGGGAACGAGGAGGAGATGAAGTAGAGATCCTCCAAGACCGGCGGCCATGCGAACTGACGAGTGGAGAAGAACTCCTCGAAAGGAGTATTTCTCTCCACGTCGGTGCGCTGACGGGCGAAGTAGAAGTGCTTGTACCCGGCTTCGGCCTGCTCGCAGTAGGTGTAGACGTAGTCAGCGAACTCACTGACGCGCTCGTGTCGGACGGCGTAGCTGAAGTCCTTGTACTTGGTGTACCGCTCCAGCTTGCCAGTCGGAGAGAGCTTCAGCTTCTCGTTGATGATGTAATCTGGAACCCGCACCCGGATGGTGAACTCCACCGGGTCTGGGGTTGCAATGAGGTCGAGATCAGAGGGCATTACAGTTCAGGCTTGACGTTGCCAAAGCCAATAACGAGCGCCTTGCGGAGGTAATGGACAAGCGTCTCGCTCTCCACCGTGCAGGAGACGGCCCAGACTGCTTCGTAATACGACAGCTGTCGTGGTGCGAAGTGGTCGATTTCGTCGCTGGTGTTGATGCGAGAGACGGCATAGGTCGGAACGACGGAGGTGGCGACGGATTCGGCGGGAGACCCAGTAGAAGCGATCTTGTTCCACTCAACGTCCATCGCGTCGCCAGGGACGGCAACAATGCCGCCAGCAGCAAGTGCTCCAGCAGTGGCAAGGGCGAATCCAGCATCCACGCCATCCGTGCGCTGCTTATACACCCCGAGGCTTGACGTGCTTGTCGTGAACAGGTCGCGGTAGGTGCCGGAATCGAAGCGGCAAAGTTCCATGTCGGCTGCGCTGACCCCGTGGAAGGCAACGTTGACTCCAGACCCGGCTGCCTGAACCGGGCGGTCAAGGACGATGACGCTGTTGGTCGTGAACCCCGCCACCTTGGCACCTGCCGGAATCCCCGGTCCAAACGCATAGTGACCGACAAGGAGGCCAGTGGTCGAAGCCACCGAGGTCAGCACCGGGCTGCCGGCGACGGTCGTTGCCGTTGTCGTAAGAGTGACGGTCGGGTGGAGATCAATCGACGTGATAGAGGTCACCCCCTCGAAGGGGACGACGTTGCCGTTCGTCAAGTAGGCGTAGGTGTTCATTTTTGAAAACTACTTGTTGGCGGGCTTGGTGTCAAGCGTCCTGACGCCGTGCTTCCAAAGGAACCGGGCCAGCACTTCGCCCTCGGCTTCTACCTTTTCCTCTGTCCAATGTGGGTTTCGGTGGTGAAGCATTTCGTGAATCAGGGTCTCCAGCCTTCGCTTCCCCTTGAGCCGGGGGTCAATCTCGATGGTGCCGTCGTCCCAGCACAGGCCGTCGGCCTTGTGCCTGCCTAGCTTGCGTTCGATGACTGGGGGTAGCTTGGGCTTGCTCATTTGGCGAGACGGTAGTGGGGAACAGCGCGGGGGTCCCCGCAGGCGGAAGGGAGGAGGAACTTCTTCACCTCAATGGTGCCGTTGGCAACCCCGTCTGTGAGGACGCTCTGGATTTTCCAACGGGAGACGCCGTGCTCCTTCATCAACTGCTGGCGTGTCTTCCACTCTCCGGTCGGCTTCTCGGTGCTCAGTGGCTCGGCTAGGAGAGTGAGCCAGTTAGAAGCGTTTGAAGCCGGTTGGCACCCACCAGGTCCCGTTTGTCTGGCGGATTTCTTGGACGTTGAAGGAGCCGTCCGAGTGAATTTGTCCAAGGTAGAACCCTGTTTCATGGCGCAGTGTAGAAGTGAATTTTTTATTATAATTCTGATCAACTTCCAGCAAGCCGCCGCACGAGTATGCGGCTTTGCGCTCATTGAAAGACCCGAAGGTAAAATGGTCGAAGGCGTGGGTATGCCCGTGGATTACGTTGTTATAGACCGCCGCATGTTGACGGACAGCTTGCTGGCCATGGTGGTAGCCGTGGACGAAGTTCAGCTTCCCGAACGAAAAAACTCCGTGGCGCTTGTGGTAGGGCTTCCACTCGCACTTCAGTTTGCGAAGGGTGTTCTCCAGCTCGCCCACCAGCTTGTAGGCGTAGTCCTGCTTGATGCCAGCACTGCTGTTCTCGGCCAGTTCGAACAGGCGGTCGTCGTGGTTGCCCATCAGCAGGTGCGTGGGCTTCCATGCGTGGAGGAACTCGACACCAGCGTTCCAGTCGTTCTGCATCGTCTCGCATTGCTCCTCGGCGGACGCACCACGGCGAAGCGGCCGGAAGTCGAACAGATCGCCGCCGAAGATGCGGAGGTCTGGTTTGAATTCCTTGCAGACTTCGTGGAGAACCTTGACGGCGGCCGCATCTTGGCGGTCCCCATGCAAATCGGTGGCAAAGACGAAGCGGCGTGGTTTGCTCATAGCTGGGTTTCTTGTAGGTTGGCTGGCCGTTTCGCTCCTTTACGCAAGTTGTCCTTGGCCCAGAGTGGTTGGAGGTTGGTATAGTGACAGAGGGAGACGAGGTCCTCAACGGTTTTAGCAGAAGCCAGGGGGACGATATGGTCAATGTGCCACTCGCTGCGATTCTCCCACGACATACCGGGTTGAAACAAGGACTCAAGGTGGGCTTTAGCTGTGGCTAAATCGCACCCTAGAATCTTTCCAAAACCGTTTGGTTTTACGAACCCTCGGAGCCTAAAGGCAGCTAGGGTCCGGCTTCGGAGATTGCTACTGGCGGCAAATAGGGGATCAAGGGCCCTTCGGCGACGTATGTAGGCCCTGGCTTTTTCACGCACGTAGTCCCTGTTCTTCGCTTTCCATGCGAGATGAGCTTCCTTGGCTTTCTCACGGTTTTTAGCATGCCATTCTTTTTGAGTTTGTCTGCGCCTATCTGCGTCGTTAGCCCGCCGCTGCCTTTCGTACTCTTTTACGTGCTCTCTATTGTCCTCTCGCCATCTACGTTGCCGTTCGGCAACTCTGTCTTCGTTAGCGGCTCTCCACTGTTTAATAGCTTCTAGGTAGCGGTCAGGGTTCGCTTCACGCCATTTTTTCGAGTACTCCTTGGTCCTGCCGGGGTTTTTCTGGCTTCTCCGACAATCTGAGTCGTGGGCGGACTGTTTTCTTTCGACAAACTTCTCTGGTGTGAGCCAAACCTCTTTACCTCTCTGATACTGCCAAAAGCGCATACCGTCCTCTCGGACATCGCCCCGCTTGTGTCTTTTGGTCTCGTTTTGGTCGCTCATGCAGTCAATGCGTTAGCGATGGCTTCGCAGGCTTTGGCCCGCAGTTCGGGGTCGAGCATCTTGGCTCGGTCTCCGTCGTGGTCGATGAACCCCAGCTCCACCAAGAAGCAGGGCTGGAAAGCCATCACAGCGAGGCGCTTGTGCTGACTGGCAGCTTCGAGCTTGACGCCACGGTCCTTGGTCCCGAGCGCATCGACCACGGCCTTGTTGATGACCTCGGCCTTCTTGCGGTTGGCCTCGCCTCGGTAGAAGGTCTCGGTGCCACTCGCTTTGCCGTTGGCGGCGTTGCAGTGTAGACTCAAGAGGATGTCACCACCAAACTCCTTGGCGATGCCAGCACGTTCACCCACTGGCGCGGGATCGTCGTTATTGATGCGGGTGCGGATGACCTTGTAGCCGGCGCAGCGGAGAAACGCGCGAATCTCGTTGGCCCAGTCCATCACGATGTCGGCCTCGCGCACGCCGTTGGACACGGCACCGGGATCGAAGACCCCGTCCTTGCGATTGCTCAGACCATGACCTGGGTCCAGGATGACGGTGGTCATTTGTTCTTACGGGCCGCAAACGACAGAACGACTTCCAACAGGCCGACGCCGATCAGGGTCAGGGCGGCGGCGCTGTTCTCAGCGGTGACGCTGATGGCACCGGCGGCACTGGCCTTGGCAGCAAGCCACACGCCAGCGAGGCCAGCACCTTTGGCGATCTGTCGAACAACCCAGCCTTTGCTGGTGGTCAGGAGGGTGAGGAGAGCTTTCATTTCGAGGGGATGACGATGGCCGGGAGTTCAACCGGCTTTGGTTCGGTTTTCTTGATAATCGGGATTGGGGCAATGCCGATGGTGACTTTGCTGCCCCCGACTTCAAAGCCGAGGGAGAGCATCGGGGTGTAGCCTTCAAGGGCTGCACAAGACGAAAGGCCAAGGGTGGCCACAACGGAAAGGAGGATGTATTTCATAAGTCAATGGGTGGAGCGAGTAACGTCGGCCAAGATTCTGTGGAGGTTGAGCCTGTCCTTTTCACAATCGTCCGAGCGTTTCTCCAGCTTGTCAACCTGTTGAGTGAGACTATCCAGACGCTCTTTGCGTTCAGTGTTGAGGGCTGTTACCAGCTTTTCGTTGCCCTTGGTCAGCCACCAAACGGCCAAAATTAGGAGAGCGGCAACAGGTCCAGATTTCAGGACGGGTTCAAGAGCGGCGATGACTTCTGGAGGCATGGTCACATAGGAGCGTTGAGGATTTCGAGTTGGCGATGCCGTGAGATGATACCCGTATCGACCAGCGCATTCAAGCCAAGAATGACCCTAGGGTCTTCGGATTGAACGGACGAACGCCATGCCGAAAGTAACAGTCGAAGGCCCGCAATGGTTGGGGCAGAGGACAGGCCGATAGCCGCCATCTCGTCCAAAGTGAACTCGGTGATGAAGGCTTCTACGTCTGGCCAGACTTTCGGCGGATTTTGCGCGGCGTTCCACGCAGCCTCGGCGACGGCGCGGGAGGCATCGAGTTCGGCCTCCGTGGGCGGTGGCAGACCGTCGAGGTACTCGATCTGGTCACCGACGATGCGGACTTTGCGGCCAAGAAAGGCTAGATGGTAGTAGAAGGGCATGGTTAAGCGGTCTGCCAGTAAATGATGCGGGTGCCGGCCTTGAAGGTGACACTGCCGGTGACGCCATTTTCGACCTTGGCGGTGAATTGGACGTTGCCTGCGTTGCTGCCGTTCTGGAACACACCGGAGCCAACGACCTGCGTGCCGGTCACGCTGCCGTTGGCGTTGAGAGCGATGGTGCCGTACGCACCCGAGACGCTATTCAACATACCGGGGCTATTGGCTCCAGCCGTAGCATTGAAGGCGCGAGCCTCGGTCGCCCAGAAGGTTGGGCTGCTCGGCCCAGTGATGCCGAACTCGTAACCCGCACCTGCTGCCGAGGTGACGACCACGCCGATAACATAGAAGGAGTAGTTGGTGCTGGCCGATACTGCGAACGAAAGCCCGGTGATGTTTTGCAACGTCAGGTTGTCCGTGATGGTGACATCACTGCCGAGTATGACGTGGGTGGCTCCTGCGCCCCCAGTAGCCGTGATGGTCGTCCCAGAGATCGACAAGCCCGACCCAACTTCAAGGTGGGTGAGCTTGCTCGCAGAGTCGTCCCAAAACACGATGCGGTCTGCGGCGGGGTCATCGGCAGTCAGTTCTTGCCCAGTCAGTCCGAAGATGTCCGCGACCGAGGCGTTGAGTGTCACGTCGCCGCTATTGCTGCCTGCCAAGGTGCCGCTGGTTCCGTCTGCAATCGTGATGCCGCTATTCTGAATGAGCTTGCCAGTGGTCAGGTCGAACCGGACGATGGCGTTGTCAGTGGAGCTGGATGGACCCGAGACATCGCCGGTGCCGCCGCCCGTTGCCGACAGCGTGGTGCCACTCAAAGACAGGCCAGAGCCGAGAGTGATTTCCTCGACATCCCCAGAGCCAGCCGCACTGCCGCGTCCAAGAAGGCGGGAGGCTGCGCTGACGTTCTGCATCTTTGCGTAGGTGACTGCATCGTTGGCGATGGTCAGCGCCCCCGTGCTGGCCAACGTGGCGTCCCCGGACATCGCCTTGTTCTCAAAGACGCCCGAGGCACCGCCCGAGGTCGCAACGAGAAGGTCGCCAGTCGTAAGACTGGTGATCGTCACGCCCTCATCGTCCTTGATATTGGAGCCGAGAGTCGGACGCACGAACAGGGTGCCGTTGCTCGGATGCGCGGAGATGACCGCGCAGACCTGAATGTGGGGATTCGGGGCGACAGGCTGCGTGTCAGTCAAACTGCCGGTAGTCGTGCCAGCATAGATGATTTCGCCGTTTGTCCAAGTCTGGCTGTAGTTGCCTCCGTTGGTTTGGATACCGCGCAACTTGCCGAAGGCAATGACAAATCCCTCTTCACCTTGACTGAGGTCTTCCGCAGTCAAGCCCATAAAATAGGCGCTTGGACCGGTGCCGTTCCAAGGTTCAATGCGCAGCTTGCCACTGCTTCCAATCGTGCCCTCAAACATAACCGGCGTACCTTTGTCAATCGTGACTCCGGTGTTGTTTTCCACATGGTAGAGCAAGTGCTCTCCCGTGTGCATGATGAAGCCGTTGAGCTGAATATCCACCGTCTCCTCGTCGGCATTCCAAGCCATCTGGCCCTGAGTGGTCAGGCTGAACGCTGCGGTCGTGTCAAACGCAAACGAGTCCACCCCGGCGATATCGTTGGTGTCAGAGATGGTGACTCCGCTGTCTTGGATGATCTCCCCAGTCACCCCGTCATAGCGAGCAATGGCGTTGTCCGTGGAAGTAGACGGACCGACGACCAATGTTCCTCCCGTGTCGGGCAGAGAGACGGCCCGATCAACCGAAGCCGTGCCGGAGAGCGTGGTTCGAGTGCCGGAAGCGCCAAACTCTATCGAGCCAGAGCCACGCGTGTTGATCGAGCCGCCCCCATCAGAAGTGTCGATAGAACCGCCCGAAGCAGTCGCACCGCCTGACGTGTTGATGCTGCCTCCGCTGTTCAGCCCTTCCCCGGAAGTGTCGATGGAGCCGCCCGAGCCACCACCACTCACGCCATCGGAGCCGCCACCAAAAGTATGCACCACGCCGCCCGCTCCGCCGGGGATGCCGGAACTGTCCCCTCCTGCGGCCATATCCAAGTAGCCGCCCGAAGAAAGCCCGCCGCTGCCGGAGATGAAACCGAGATTCTGCGGGTCGTAGACAGACTTCTGCATGTCGCCGACATTGCCACTCAGAGTCGTCCCAGACAGGCTCAATCCGGTCCCTAGCGTAATCTCCTGAACATCTCCCGCTCCAGCCGAACTGCCACGGCCAAGAAGCCGGGAAGCGGCGCTGACATTCTGCATCTTGGCGTAGGTGACAACATCGTTGTCAATGGTCCAGACAGTTCCGGCTCCCGACACGGTGATGTCTCCCTTGTCGCCATCGGAGATGCCGCCACCGCCACCGGATGCCGCAATCGTAATCGAGTCCGTGGTAGCGTCGGTCGTGATCGTCACGTTGCTGCCGGCTACCAAGGTCAGCGTGTCGGAAGTGCTGTCGGCCACCACATCTGACTGGCCCGAGACTGCGATGGTGCGAAAGAGGTTCTGGTCGCCAGTGTTGGTGCCTGTACTGGTTCCGCTTCCGCTGGGGTAGAGAGTGTCGAAGTAGATCTTGAGGAAAGACTTCATGTACCCCCAAGTGCGCCGAGTCAAGGTGTTGCCAGGCGACTTCAGAGTGGCAAAGGTATCGCTGTCCGAAATTGTCGAAAAGCTATCCGAAGACGCATTCTGAATCGCAGTCTGCGTATTGTCAGCGTTACTCGGAATACCGTTCAACTTGCCAGCAAACGCCGCCGTCATCAGCCCGTCTTGAGAAGCTGTGGCGTCGCGAATCTTGTCAGTGCCTCCGGTGACGTGCGTGGAAGCGTGTGCTGTTGGAGTGCGGGCGTTGGAGAGGCGGGTGTCGTTCGCTTGCACCGCGAGTCCTGCCGTCGCTTCTCCATCGGTCGCCAACTCGACCGCACCTTTCGTGGTAGTCGAGGCGTCTGGCACGTTGACCGTCGGGTTGCCGCTCACGCCGTCTCCGTTCGAGACCGTGACGTTGGTGCCGGCAGCAACGCTACGGGCTGTGGTGGTGTTCAGCACGGTGCGGACAACAATGCCATTGGCACCGGGGTCAGCCAATCCGGCTGGAGGTGCCAAGTCGGCGATGTCCTGAGTAGTCGTCTTCTTGAGCGTTCCGCTGTCGTTGACCAGCACTTCTTCGGTGCCATCGAGCGTGGCCGTTGACTTGCCGGAGATAGCCGTCACTTGAATCGTTGCGGCTTGGCTACCATTGCCGGGACCAGCAGCCACATCACCTGTGAGTTGGGTGATGCCGTTGTCCGTGCCGTTGGCAATCGAAGTCACGCGACCCTTCGAGTCCACCGTGACGTTGGCATTGGTGTAGGCTCCGGGAGTGACTGCCGTGTTGGCGAGCGTTAGCGCGCCATTCGCAGCCAAGGTAGCATCACCACTGACAGGCTCCCAAGCCGTGTCGTAGTTGGTGCTGGACTGCTTGATGAGAAGTTCTCCAGTCGTGCCGCCGCTCGGAACCCCGGGCCCAGGAACCAAGGTGGGGCTGACCTCAATCGTCCGAACCGTCTGATCGGGATTGGTCACAATGACCTTGGCTGGGCCAGGATCTGGGTTGCGGACGATGACCTTGATCGGAGTACTCATCAGGGCTGGGTGTAGTTGTTGACCACGGAGACTTTGGCAGTCACGACTGGGGGTAGTCGAATACCTCCTGAGGTTGTCAGCACTACATCGTACCCATATTCGCCAACTGATAGTGCTGCGGTATCCACGTAATTTTTGGCAATTTCGTAGGTGCCAGTGGCGTCGTTTACCCAAGAGACTCCCATGGCAAAAGCCAGCGGGCCATCTGGAGTTTTGCGGGCATCGGAATCAATGGTGTACCCCGAGTAGTCAATCCCGTCGCCGTTAGCGTCGGCGAGCTGAAATTGCTTTGCCACGAAGTCGATGCCTCGGATAAACGTGATGTTCAGCTTGGAGTTGTCGGTGCAGGCCATGGGTGCAAACTAGCTTGATCGCAGATCAGGGCAGGTTTAGCGCCAGGGTCGCTAAACGAATCGCGTTCCACATCTGCATGGTGGATACGTTCTGAGGAGGTAGGGTCGTGAAGGCTTGAGAACTCATGACTGGATTTCTCCTTCAAGCGCGAGGCGGATTGCATTGAGCATCTGCATCGCGCTGATGTGTTGTGGCACCAAGACCTCAAACGGGTCATAGGTGATGGTGCCAGGGTGATTGGCGTTGACCGCAGCAACACGCACTGCATTCAGCATCTGCATGGTGCTGGTAGTCGGAGGGAGGGTATTGAAGGCTTCGGAGGACATGGCCGTGGAAGGTTACATGCGCATTGGAACACCAGCGCGGCGAGCGCGGCCGTAGACCCCGCCTTTCTCTTCTTCCATGTCTTCTTCCTCGCCGCCGGCTTCGATTTCGATCTCCATCTTGGCACCGGATTCTTCCTTCTCGTGGACCATCTCACCGACATCTGCACCGTCGATCTGGAGCAGGGTCAGGGTGCCGTCGCCGTTGTCTTGGAACGTGCCGACAGCCTGAAATTCGCCACCGACTTCAGCGTCAGGGGGCATCTCAAAACCTTCGGGGACTTCAAATTGCAGCTTCATGTGTGAGGTTGGTAGGGGGTGAAAGTGAAAGAGGGGGCGTAGCCGTGGGGCTACGCCCCCTCCATGGGGCTTACCTTACTCTTAGGAGCAGGTCGCGTCAACCGTCCAGCTCAGCGGGCAGCGGCGGAAGCGGATGACCGCACCGTATTCCGGGATGCCGGGCTGCGCGCCGTAACCAAGGACGCCACGGAAGTAGCCGATGTTCTCATCGGGGTTGCACTCCAGGTCGTACTTGTTGATCCACTTGAAGTTGCCGAGGTAGTCCTGAGCCGGGAAGTTCATCGGGCCGGCCTTGAGGGCCGCGCCGGGGATGGCGAACTTCACAACCTGGTTGCTACCGATGACGATGTCTTCGTACTGGGCCGTGTAGTAGGCCGGGTTGACAGAAGCGGCATCGCCAGCCGAGGTGGCCGGGAGGTAGTAAGGCACGCGGACCCAGCTACCACCGGAGTAGTTCCAGCGGGCAGCCTGCATGTCGATCATGTGCTTGAAGCCTTCAAGGTTCACGAAGGAACCGCGAGGGCCAAGCAGCTTGTCGGAGCTGTTGCTCCAACGGATGTTGTTGATCGTCGAGTCGTTGTTGACCAGAGTGGACTGGGCTTCACGGCTGAGGATCAGGGGCAGCACAGGCTGGCCATACTCGTTGCGAGCGAGGCCGTTGTCCATGTGGGCACCGTCACCGACCAGCTTGTCGTACCAGTAGTCGAGCATCTCACGAGTGAGCTGACCGATGGTGCCGGCGGCGAAAGAAGCCGACCCGGTAGTCATGGAGGCGTCAGCAACGGCCTTGTTGGTGCACATGTCAGTGAACTCGTCGCGGCGGGCGTTCTGCCAAACGTGACGGGTGTTCATCTGAAGGTTGCGCAGAACGTGCTCGGCCTGCTGGGCGATGTTCCAGCTCATGCGGCCATCTTCGATGCAGATCTTCTGCGACTGGATGGCAGCCTTTTTGAGCGTCATGGTCTCACGACGGGTGGACTGATAGACAGTCGCCGTGTTCGGGGTGCAGGAACCGCCGCCTTCACCGGCGGGATCGTTGCTGTTGTAGGTGACTTCCTGGAAGGTAACCAACGAACCGTAAGGCATCGAACGGTCGTAGATGATGAAGTTCGGGGTGTCGCCCATGCCGTCTTCCCAGACGGTTTTCGGGACGATTTCGTTGGTATCCCAAGGAGTGGTGACCCAATTCTTTTGCGAAGACTCCCGCGAGATGCGGTTGGCTTCGGTCTCGAAGAGGTTGTTGATGTCGGTGCAAGCCATAGTGGTAGGGGGTAGGATTGAGGGAGGGTTCTTTGACAGGTGGAATGAAAAGTTGATTCCAACCGCACTCGCGGTCGGTCTTTCCAATCCGGGCTAGATTGGTTTGTAGCCCCAAGTTTTGCCCGGTTTTACCGCCTGGTGAGCTGACCAGAACCCTGACCGGAATCAGGCTTTTACGCTCGTTGACATATACTCTATGGACGTTTGACCTCTGTCAACAAAAAAGTGCGGGGGTATTGACACCCCCGCACCTCTTAATTTTCAGGCTCTGTTGATTAAGCCTGCATCTGCTGATAGGCCCGCATCCGCTGCCAAAGCGTCTCCCCTTGGATTTCCGAGGGGTCGATTGAAGGCGCTTGGCTGGCCGGGCCGGAGCCGCCAGCACGGGGCTGGGCAGCCGAGCGGGCAGCCAGAGTCTTCTCAAGTTCTGCGACCTTGGCGCGCGTGGTCGCAAGCTCCTTCAGGGCAGCCGGGAGGAACTCGCCGGCATAGGCGTTGTAGGCCAGACGGGTTGGGTCTTGAGGTGACAGCTCGGCCGAGAACACCTTCTTAGCCAAGGCTTCGTCCTTGAGTTCAGGGATCTTGGACTGGAACTGCTTGCGAACGGCCTCGGCGGCGATCTGCACACGCTTCTCCTGTTCCTCAGACTGCTTGCGGCTTTCCTGCTCACGAAGGAAATCAAGCTCCTTGCGGGCCTCCAGAGCGTTATTCTCCAGCATCTCCGCCTTGGAGTTGAGGTTCAGAACCTGCTCGGCGTAGTCAAACAGCTTGGCTTGGTGACGCGGGTGCATCGCCTCGGTGATCTGCATAATCTTGCGCTCCTGGGCCACCGGGTCGAGGGTGTTCAGCGCGTCGATGATCTGGACAGCGTCCATCTCATACTGGGCGGCGATGCGGCCGACCGTCTCACCGATGTTCTCCAGAGGGGCAAGAACCTCCTCGCGGTACTGCTTGGACTCGCGAATGTCGTAGACAGCGAGCTTCTTCTCGTACTCCGAGATGGCCGCCTCCTTTTCCTTGAGCTGCCTGTCGTAAAGTTCCGGGTCAACCTTGGCGAGTTCTTCCACCTTGGCCTTGAACTCAGCCAGTTCCTTCTCCTTGAGTGGCAGGATCTCCTTCTGGATCTTGTCATACTCATCGGCCTTCTTGCGAAGCTCACCCCACTTGTACTTGGCCGCAGGGGTCTGGACGCCGGGAGGGTCATCCTCGCTACGGACAGGTTCTTCAGTCTTGCCACCAAGCTCAGAGAGCGGGGTATTGACGCCGGAGTCGTCGGCCTGCGAGTCTGCTTGAGGTTCGCTGGGCTGAGATTGCGGTTCGCTTGTCTGGGTTTGAGGCTCGCTCGCAGGGGCTTGAGGCTCACTTGCGGCGGGTTGAGGCTCCGAGTTCATCGCGTTGAAACGCGACATGATGGAGCTGGCAGAGTCATCGCCGTTGTTGACGATGGTGGCGGATGCGGGTTCGAGTGCGACTTCGGTGCTCATTGTTGGTTAAAGTATTCTTCGTTGATGTGGGAGAAAGGTTCCGGCGCGTCTTCCGACGTCTTGTCCGGTCTTGCGCTGGCCAAGAGGCTCAGTCGGTTGATGGCACGCTGGATGCCAGCCTGCGTGGAGTGCATCTGTGCGATGACAAACGCGGCGTCCGTGGCGGTTCGGTTGCGGAGTGTCAGCTCGTGGGCAACCGGCTGCGGTAGGGCATCCGATTGCAGGATGGCGATTGCCTCCTGCATCACGGGTCTGGCCAGTAGTTCACGGAGTTCGGCAGACTTGCCGCCGTCTTTGTACCATCTGTCGATTAGGGTCTTATGTTGGGTCATGCAATTCCTAGCTGCGCCCGCTGTTGGGCAGTCTTGCGGGCAATGTCAGCCGCCGTCTCCGCAGCCTTGAGCTGTCGGTTGAGGGCAGCCTCCTGAGTCTTCTGCTGCATCCGCTGTTGGAACAGCGTGGCATCCTGCTCCAGCTTCATCTGGAACTCGATGGTGCGACGCTCAAGCTCGTTGGAGATCTGCATCTGCTGGGCCAGGGCTTCGCCGCCTTGGGTCGGCTGACCTTGCTCGGCCTGGGCCTGCATCTGCTCGGCCTGCTGACGCTGGAGCTTCTGCAAGTGGCGGATGCCATTGACGAGGATCTCCCCGGCCTGCTGAAGCTGCTGACGGAACTGAGGAGCGTCTGCCCCCGTGTATCCGTCGAGAGTCTCGGCGGCGTGGCGGTAGATGGCCTCCATCGGCGGGACGATCTGAGCGAACATTTCTGGGTTCTGGCCGGCCTCTTGGAACTGACCGACGAACTCGCCGATCTTGCCGATGTGGACTTCCAGATGCACCCGCTTGTTCTCGCTCGGGCTGACGGTGACGTTGCCACCCTGCATGAGTGCGTCGTTCTGAAGCTCCGCGATCTGGTAGTCGATGGGCGTGCGGGCGTTGGCCGGCTGGCGGGGGATGATTTCATTGGCCGCCTCGTAGCCCACGACCGACGCGGTCAGGCGACGCAGGACGGTCTGCTTGCCAAAGTCGTCGTAGTAGGGGAACAGCTCCATGACGTTCTGGAACGCCACTCGGCGGGCAGCCGCGCTGCCAAATCCCACCACGCGGCAGGTGCGGGTCTTGCGATGGTCGATCTGGTCGAAGGCCGCAGCCGGCACTCCGCGCTCCATGCAGCGTTCACGCCACTCCCAGACGTAGTGGCCACCCGGGTCGGTGCGTAAGTAGTCCTGTCTGGACATGCGACGCACGACCTCGCGGGCCAGACGGTCGGCGGGTTGGTTGTAAAGGTTGATGCTGGTGACCGAGAGCTGGGCGTCCTGCTCCAGCTTGGCCATCGCCTCGAACCGCGTCATCTCCTTGGTGACGTTCAGCGGGTTGGTCGGGGCGTAGCCGCCCGAGTTGCGAGCCACCGTCTCGCGGAGCGAGTTGACGGCGGGCTGCACCGTGTTGACCACCTGGGGCGTCTGGATGCCCTGCATGGCGGCAACGCCGGGGGTGGCCAGCATGTATGGCCCCATGGGGGTGATCTGAAGCTGCTGCATGGCCTCCTCGGACTCGGCCTGAAGGATCGGGCCGGCGGAGAAGGCGATGTCCACCTTGCGGTTCTCCAAGCGCATCAGGGCTTGGTAGGCGTTGTACATGTCGGCTCCGAGGCCACGGATGCTGTGGTAGGTGCCGTTGGTGCCAATGCCACGGGTGAAGAACACGAACGCCTCCGAGGCGCTCTTGAACGCACCGCGCCGCTGGTAGAGGAAACTGTTGTTGTAGACACCACCGTTGGAACCGAGGGGAGACTCGGTGAACAGGTAGAGCGAATAGGTGCTGTCGGCCTCACGAACCCAACCGTAGACAAGCGGGATCGAGGGGGCGGTCTCACCTTTGACAAGGTCGTTGTTCTTGAACTCGGCTTCGAACTCCATCCAGAACCGAGTATCAGCCTGCGGCTGGACGGTGTTGAGCAGGGAGTTCTTCACCGCTGAGATGTTCCACCCCTCGGCTGTAGCCGCCTCTTCATCCTTGATGTAACGAAGAAGGGCGTGCGGCTGCATGTAGGTCTTGCAGAACGCATACTCGATCTCGTCCTCCGAGGCTAGGGTCTGGCGTGGGATCTTGAAGTAACCAAGATGGGTCGTGTTCCACTGCCAGTTCTGGCAGTCTTCAAAGTAGGCAATGCCGACACCATGCAGGGTGAAGTAGTGGGGGATGAATGCGTAGCGGAACGTGAACAGCGGCCAGCCGCGCAGGACGTGACCGAGTTCTTCCGACATGATCTCCGACCACTCAGCGCGCTCCGTGTCCGTGCCGTACTTGGTGAACACTTCAAATACCTTCACGTCTGCCGAGAGCAGATCGATGTAGGCCCCGAGGGATGCGTCAAGCGCAGCCTTCATGTCATTGGGGTTGAAGTTGCTCATGTACCCCTGACCGTTGGCGTTCAGCTTGGCTTGGTTGTAAGGAGCTTGGCCATCGGCCAGCGCCTGCACTTTCGCTCGCTGGCGATCAGACTCCAAGTCGGCGTCGCGCACTTTGACATACAGAGTGCGCAGATTATCCGCGTCTTTGACGCGGCATTCGCACGGTTCGCCGTCAGGGTTGACGACGGGGAGAACAAGATCGCTGAGGGGCGTTTCCATTTGTTGAAACTAAGCCGTTGACAAGGGTTAAGCAACGGGTTTTTCCCAACTCACTTCCTGACCAGCTTTCCACGAGGCCCGAGTTTATAGCCCGAGTCGGGGTTGCGAACATAGGATTTGACCTCCTCCTCTGGCAGTTCAAGGGCTTTGGCGAGCGTTGCAACCGTGTCGCCAACCGAGGACTCAATCGCCTTGCGGATGCGGAACATGTTGAAAGTAGTGATCGGTTTTTTCAACTCCTCCTCTTCCGCCTTGGCACCTGCGTCCTTGGTCAGAGTGGTCGTCTCCGCGCTGTCGGAGGTGACGGTCGTCTGGGCAGGGGTCGGGGTTGGAGCCAGGGCCGGGGTTGGGGCTTTGTCCATCTTGACGACTTGCGCCGAGGTCGAACTGCCAAGCACGAGCTTGGCCAGGGTGCCGTCCTTGCACCCGTGAACGACCACCACGTTTGCAGGGACCGGAGCGGCATGACTGGTGCCGGGCGGGTTGCCGGGGCAGTCCGTGCAGTCGTAGCCGCCATCCGCGAGCTTGGTGTACTTCTCCGTCCCCCAGCGGTGGGCGATCAGGTCGTTGTGAGCGGCGTGGGGCAGCACTTCGTAGCGAATGCGAACGTCGTACGGCTCCAGCGGCAGCGGACTCCATGGCATCTGTCGGTCGAGACTCGGGAGGAGTAGGCTCCGGGCTGCTGCGTTGGGCGGGTAGATCGCCGCCGCACCACCGACCATGTGCTGCTCGTACGGGGCCGACTCCATACTGCGGTCGTCCATCTTGACCATGCGGGTGTTCACGATGCAGCCGAAGTAGGGCTTGCCCGCCTTCTTGTAGGCCAGCTCGATGTCTTGCAGCCAGCCGTCCTTGACCGGGGTGCAGTCGGGTTCAAAGAGCAACCACGGCGAGTCGCCATACTTGGTTTGAATCCGCTCGGCCATCATGCGGAACATGCGGTTGGGGGCAATCGGCCAGCCTTCGATGCCAAGCGACAGAGGCTCAACATGGCTGGATTCAAACAGCCCTCCGACTTCGGAGATGAACTGGTTTGCCTCCTGCACCACCGCCTCGGTGGGGAACAGGATAATTCGGTGGCCACGATACGGCCCGAACTTGGCAATGATTTTGGACAGATCTGGAAGGAGCTTCGAGTCGAAGCGCGACGTGGGGATGGCTAGGGTGAGCATGTTAGAAGGTGAACTTGATGTCGCCGGCGAGGGCGTCGTAGACTGGGTGAGTTGTGATGCCGGCACTTTTTAACGCACTTGCCACAGTGGTCAAGTGCGAAGTAGGTGCCATGCGGCGAAAGAACGCTTGATCAACTTTGAGTATGTAGCCAATGACCTCCTTGAAGCTGTCTTCCAGGGTCAGCCCTGACGCCTTTGAGATCTTGGCTGCCAGTCGGTCGATGGTGGCATCCACGAACTTCTGCTGGCCGATGGGGCAGACCCAGCCGCAGCGCGGCACCGTGCGAAGCGGCAGGTGGTTCTTGATCCTCACCACGATGCCGTCCTCGACCAGTTTGCCCTTGATGCTGCCGATGGGGGGCAGGAAGACGTGTTTGACCGCCACGTACTGGGCGTTGTGCGCTCCGGGGTAGATGCAGTCAGGGACGTGCAGGCACGTCTCCTGGATGCGCGGGTGCTTCAACCCCTCAGCGATGGTCATGGCGCTGGACTGGTTGCCGATGAACAACTCGCTGCCGGCGATGAGTTGGGCCACCTCCAGCATGTTCTTGGTCGGTTGGTAGTCAACCTTGCCAAAGCAGTTCTGGAAGTGGCCATGCTCGTTGGGCGCTCCGACGAAGGTGATGATGTCGCGGTAGTGATCGACCACCTCCTGCCATGGGAAGGCGTTGTTGTTGTAACGCTCCGTGCGGTTGACGATGACCCGGCCGTTGGGCTTGACCGATGGGACAGTCAGCCATGGCTGGCTGCTGTCGGGGAGGGTTGTGATGACACCATGGGCGAGGGCGTGCCGGGCGTGGGAGTTGAGCAGGGTGTCAGTGTTGCTGTGGTAGCCCCGCCTGAACCCCTCGGACTCCCAGTCCACCTGATCTGAGGCCGTGTGAGGGCGGCAGGCTGTGATGTAGGTCTGGGCTTCGACCAGCGGGGTGATCAAATCCTTGCGCTTTATGATACCTTTTGTGCGCCCGTCGTCGCGTAGGAGCAACGTGCTCTTGGGTGCAGCGTGCTTCGCCGTGGCGAGAGCCACGATGATGTCGCCAAGGTCGCCAGCGGAGGTCCAGTTCATGCTGCTTGGTGGTCTCGGCGGTGGACGAAGCAGGGTTTGCCGGTGGCCGTCTTGGGGCTTGGGGTGACGGGTTCACCTGTTTTCATGCAGGTGCCGGTCCAGGTGGCGAACACGCCTTGGTAGAGGCGCTCTCCGCGCTTCAGAAACGCGCAGTCGTTGCAGTCAGCGTCGATGAGCTGGCAGTCGTAGGCTTCCTGCTTCTCTCCGGCCTGCTTGCACTCCTTGTGGCACACGTCTGGCATGGCGTTCCAGTAGGCGTGCGTTGGCACGGCGTCGGCCTCAGAGAGCGGCTGGTTGCAGTAGCGGCAGTTCATTCGCAGACGATGGTCATGTGGCCGGGGTACCACAGCTCGGTGTGGATGGGGTTGAGCCACTCGTTGACGTGGTCGATGTGGAGGAGGTACAGGTGCTCGGGGTGGAAGTCGCAGTCGCGCCACGGGATGCCCTCGCCGATGACCGGCGTCATCAGGATGATGCGGCCCTCGGGCTTGAGGTGGCGGCGGCACTTCTCAATGAACGCCTCGGGGTCGTCAACGTGCTCGATGACATCCAATGCCACAACGTTGTCGAACTTGAGCACCTCGGGGAATTCCTCGAAGCTCTGGTTGAGCGTCTTGCAGCCAGAGTGTTTGCGGATAAACTCGATGTGGTCGGGGCACGGCTCCAGTCCGATGCAGTCGAACCCCCGCATCCGTGCTTGGAGCATCACCTCACCGGGAGCGCAGCCGATCTCAAGCAGCGTGGTGCCAACGCAGTAGTCGAGCGTCGTGCCGGCCTTGGTCTTGCCGTTGACACCGACGAACCGGCCCACGTTGTAGATCTGCTCCTCGATGGTGCTCTTGCCTTCCGCGCCCCAGTAGGGTTTGGTGTAGTCGGTGATGGCCCCGTCGATGCGTTTGAGGGTGCCGGAGGGGAGTTGGGTGTATTCGGGTGGGGTATTCATTCCCGTCGAAGTTGGGCAGTCAGTGACTCGATCTTGGAGAGGAGGGCCTCGATTAGGTCTGCGGCTTGTTCTCGTTGGTCGTTGCAGCAGTCGCAACTGAGTTCACCGCAGGTGAAGTTGCGTAGAGAGTGAAGGAGTTCTTGTGGGTAAGAGTCCATGGTGAGCCGAGGTTGATTGTCAGACCTTCTTGATGACAAGCAGCCACGAGTAGGGGCCGTGACCGTCTTCCGAGAGCAATGTCTCCCATGGCCCGGTCTGGTCAATGACTCGTGTGGTGAAGTTGTGGAGGGAGAAGTCCGGCTCCTTGTGGGCGAGGTTGATGCCCTGACCCGTGCGAGCGCAGTGGTCGAGGAACCGCTGCTGGTCGGGGCAGTTGATGGCGATGACGCCGCCGGGGCGCAGGACTCGACGCCACTCGCCGATGATGCGGCGGAGGTGGTCGTAGCTGAAGTCCTCCAGCAGGTGATGGGTGGCGAAGCCGTCCACGCTGTTGTCGCAAAGGAATGAGAGATTCTCGCAATGCCCTCGGAACACCTGCTTGATGCCACCGACGCTGGTATAAGGGTTGTGCTGGTCGAACGCCAGGGCGTGCGGGACAGTCAGGTCGCCTCCAGCCCCCATCTCCAGCACGAGCGGATGGGTGTCCTTGGCGAGGAACGGAGCGAAGTGGTGCCTGACTAGGCTGCACTCGGAGGTGCTGGCGGGCACGGCGTCTGTGGTGTCTGTCATTGGGGGGTCGTCGTGGGGTTGATGGGGTCTGTCAGAAGGTAGGATGTGATGCCAAACAGCCCGAACAGGCAGAGGTTGAAGATGGCCAGCGAGAGGAGAAGCCGGATGCGGTTGTACCTGTCGATCTTGTTCATCGGATTGACCATGAGGTCAAGGGCGGAGATGAGGTCGTCGGTGAAGTCGTCAATGTCAGTGGGGTTGACGATCCATCGGTAGCTCCATGCAAGGAACACGACGTTGGTTGAGAAGTAGATGGCTGCGAGGAGTATCGATTCCATGGTGTAGACGTGTGGGTGGTGTTGAGGGTAGGGTCAGTCGATCAGGTCTTCGTAGTCTGGCGGCTCGGGAACGCAGAGGTCGATGGCGTCGTCTCCATACCCAAGGGATGCGAGCAGTGTCCTGAACGCATAGGCGATCTCCTCCAGCTCGGAGTCAGGATGCATCCGCACATGGGTGCTGAAGGATGAGGACTCATCTGTCGAGATGGTGGCTGAGAAGCGGAGGAAGGGTTTGAAGGGTTTGCTCATAGGCCGAGTAACTCCTGGGGTGGGACGTTGAGAGCAATCACTAGATCTTTAAAGTTGTCGAGGGACGGGAGTCTTCGTCCTGCTTCAAAATGTGAGATGTGGGTGCTTGAGATCCCACTGGCCAGCCCCAGTTCTTCCTGCGTGTACTTGGCGTGTTTGCGGTAGAACTTGAGTGCTTCGGGGAAGAAGGCTCTCAGGTTGCTGGGTGCCGGGGGTGTGTAGGCTTTTTGCATGGGTGGATGGGGTCAATAGGCCCACTTGGCGTCTCCGAGGATCTCGGTCGAGTCCTGCCACCAGTCGTCCCACTGCTCATTGGTGGCAACCTCCCAGTTGGGGATCTTTGTGGCTGCACCATCTTTGGTGAGCGACACTGGCAACCATTTGAGCCTGTTGTTGGGGTAGATGGCGATCTGGCCGTTGGAGAGCTTGACGACGTTGCCCTCCTTGTGCTCCTCCAGCAGTTCGACGTCGCCGACATCCAAAAGGCCGGAGGATTGGCCTTCCGGCAGGAAGTCGATGGTGAACCAGTAGTGGCCTGTGGCTGGAGGGGTGCCTCGGCCAAGATTGACCAGCATGGGAACGTCGGAGAGTTGAGCCTTGTGCCAGAGTTCGATGGACCCGCTCAGACACTCCCACATCTGGACTTTGTGCAGAGGTAGTGGGTGGTGATCGTCAGCATCGGGTTCGTACCAGTAGACGCACTGTGGTGGGATCTTGTCGTAGCACGCGGCGTAGGCGTCCACCCAGACTTGGAAGCAGAGGGGCCGATTCCTGACGGAGCGGACGGACAATAGCCATGCGGATTCCCATTGGTTGTTGGGTCCGCCAAAGGCGTCTTTGCGGATGTAGGCTCTGGACTTGGGTAGATTGATGTTCCTCATCTGGGTGGTTGACAGGTAGCACGGAGCCATCTGCACGCAAGCGTAGAGTTGTCATTTTTGGGAGAAAAAATTTTTCAACCCCTATATACGCGGTACCCGGCGGCCGGTCCCCGCCCCGGCACCTACCCGCCCCGTGCCTAGCGCGCGCAGGGCCGGCCGGCAGTGAAGAGCGCCGCGCCGGGGCCGGGGCCGGGCCGCGCAGCCGGGCCGGGCCGCGCCGGATCCGTTTTCCAACCGCGCCGGCGCATAACTACTTCCTTTCTCTGAAATGTAAAATTAAAAACCGTTGAGTATCAATGAGTTATAAAAGTTCTGGCACGGGCACTGCATCAATCTCAATAAGCGGGGCGGAGTCTGGCGCTCCGGATACGATAACAGAAACGGCAGGGCCAGCTTGGGAGTCTAGGCCGGCAGCGCGTAGGCCAACGTCGAATGCGGTCTTTGCGTCTTGCCAGGAATCAATCGGGAGGCTGGAGAGGTCAGCACGCTTGATAGCGGCCAACGTTTTTTGAAGCGTGACGGTTTTAAGCTCTGCTCCCATCGCTGCTATGGTATCCGTCACGAGTGACAAAGCGCCGGGTGACTCGTTTTGTGACGCTGGAGCTGGAGCTTGTGACATTGTCGCTGGAGCTGGAGCTGGAGCTGGAGCTGGAGCTTGTGCGGCGCGTATCGCATCCAGCCGGGCCGGCGTTAGCCATTGCTCCCGGCACGCGCGCTGGCGTAACGCGTCATACCCTACTCCAAATTTTTCAGCCGCGCTTTTTGGTGGCACGCCTAGTTCAACGCATCGCCGGATTGATTGCCAGTCCGGCCTTTGACTCTCTTTTTGCATGAGTTAAAAATATTTTATTTTTCCGCTTGCACTTTGGTTTGTGCTCGCCGATACTCCATCATGCTTGCCACCGTTGCAAGCGCCAAACATAAACCACATCCCACATCATGACATTATATCTACGCAAAAACATTCCCGGCCGGCGTGCACGCGCGCGCCGTGCTTTGATCGCTCAGGCTTGCCTTTGGCTCGCTTTGGACGTCGCCCTTGTCTTGTATCTGATCGCGTAAATCCATCCATCCATCCATCCATCCATCCATCCATCCATCCATCCACCTCATGAAAACTAAACTGCCACCTCTCCTATCCTCCTCCAACGCTAAACTCGAAAAAGGGGAAAGAGCTGGCTGGCTCACTTTAGGCCTTTCGTTGGCACCGCACAACCTCTCCGGAGTAAACTTTTGTCCCCATGCATCAAAAGGATGCGCGGCCGCGTGCCTTTATACTGCCGGGCATGGTCAATTCGATCAGGTCAAAAATGCGCGCCTTGCACGCTCTATGCGTTTCATCAAAGACCGGCCGGCCTTTCTGGATCAGCTTAAAAGTGAGATTCGCAAGGGTGAAAAAACGGCCGCGAAAAAAGGCATGAAGCTTGCCATCCGGCTTAACGTCATGTCTGACCTGCCATGGTATAACCTGATCGACATGGGTGAATTCTCCAACGTGCAATTTTATGACTATACTCCAAACCCCAAGCGCGCGCTTGAATTCGCGGCCGGTGAACTGCCGGCTAACTATCACCTGACTTTTTCGCGCAAGGAAGATAATCAGGAAGCTTGCGAGCTGGTAGCGGCCTCCGGCGTGAATATCGCCGTGGTTTTTGACAAATTGCCAGAATCCTATTTGGGCCGGCCCGTAGTGGATGGAGACCTTTCAGACCTCCGGTTTCTTGACCCGGCCGGCGTGATTGTCGGCCTGAAAGCAAAAGGCGATGGCAAGAAAGACGCGTCCGGTTTCGTGATTCGATCCTGATCGCCTCACCAAGTAACGCGCGCCGGCCGAATAGGCCGGCGCGCCTTTGTTTTTTTTCCGGGCCTGCAGAGCCTGCGGAGCCTGCTGAGCCTGCGGAGCCTGCGGAGCCTGCGGAGCCTGCGGAGCCTGCGGAGCCTGAGCCTGCGGAGCCTGAGCCTGCGGAGCCTGCGGAGCCTGAGCCTGCGGAGCCTGAGCCTGAGCCTGAGCCTGAGCCTGAGCCTGAGCCTGAGCCTGAGCCTGAGCCGCTCACAAAAGGTCGACCACATCCTGAGCCTGCAC